GACACCACAGACACCACAGACACCACAGACACCACAGACCCCCCGCAGTCTCTCGTTCTTATAGCAAACGTGTTGCTTGTCCTAGCAACTTTGTTGTTGATCTACGTAGGGACATTTCAAGAAGACGTAATAGTCGTAGTTGTAGGCGTATTCGGGCTCATATATTCCCTAGGCGTTTGCGCGGGGTTCATCAAGTACTAAATAACCAACCACCCCCGCAGTACCTATACACATACTCGCACGTACTTACACACAACCCAAGTAACTAACCAACCACCCCCAAGGAGTTTTAATATGCGTTTCACTCAGCTAACCGATGCGATTCGTCGCCAGTTCGAAGTAACTAACCAAGTCATCTTCTTTATCGAAGGCGCTCCTGGCGGCGGTAAGTCAGCCGCTGCTGCCGTAGTAGGTCAGCAATTAGGTTTCGAGCGGGTCGTACAGTTCTTCCCTGCGCACCGTGAGCCCGTAGATTTCTTAGGCACCCCTGCCCCCTCAGACGAAGTAACCGTGTGGAGACCCCCTCAGGAGTTACTGCAGTTACAAACGGGTCGCAACTTACTAATCGTAGAGGAGCTAACAGACTCATCAGTTCCCGTGCAAAACGTTATGTGCGGAATGTTTCACGACCGCAAAATCGGAGCAGTCACGCTTAGCCCCGACACATACATCATCGCCACAGGCAACCGTGCAAAGGACAAGTCTGGAGCAACCCGTCTTATCAGTAAGTTATCAGGCCGTGTACGTCGTCTTACATTCACAGAGGATCTGCAGGACTGGGAGGACTGGGCAGTTAATAACTCTATTGACCCAGTGTTAATTGCGTATCTACGTTTCTCAGGCAACTTAGCTGCCTTTGACCCCGCTATGGACTCTTCCCCAACGCCTCGTAACTGGAGTCGTGTGTCCCTTATCCCCACAGATATGCCCCAAGATGTGTACTTTGAATCTGTGCAAGGTGACGTGGGTGCGGGTGCAGCTGCAGGGTATATCGCGTTTCGTAATATCTATCGTGACTTGCCCGATCTACGTGGCTGTTTGGCTGATCCACTGGGTGTGAGTGTGCCTGACCGGCTAGATGTGGCGTACGCCACTCTTGGGGCATTAGCTCGCGCAGACAAAGGTGTGCCCCTGTACATAAAAAATCAGGCTGCATATGACGCAGCTTTGACCTATGCACGTAGGTTCTCAGCAGACTTAACCGTTATGTTTGTCCAAGATGCAAACAGGATATTCCCCGCAGGTAAATCATCAAGAGCGTTTATTGACTTTGCCATAGCAAATCAAGACGTCTTGTTCTAAGGAGCATACATATGCAAACCCTCCAAACTAGTGCCCTAAAACCCGACCCAAAGTGTCGTCTAGAAGTACTTAAGACGTGTAAGTACGCGCATATTGAAGCAGTCATTGTGACTGAGAAAATGTCCGTGCGTCTTAAAAATCAGATGATGAGGCAATTGCGGGGTACTCGCCTATACACCTCAGGAGACACGGCAATTATATGTTGGGAGATCATAAAGGGGTACGGCCTTAAACACATAGTCGTTGAGAAAAAAAATGATGTTAGCCCTCATTGGCATCCTTTAGACCCTACAAAAAAAGAGCACGAAAGCGTATCTTTTTACTCAACGTCTCCTGAGTTTTTAGAAGCACTTTTACCTTACTACACAGCAGAGCGTGTAGCCAGAAAGATGAACGCGCAGTACTCCAACTACGATAAAAACTCCGTTGAGTATGAGTATGGTGAGTTTCACTACGATGCGCCAGGGGCTCATGCTTTTTTAATGAGACCAACAAACTTTTTCCATGTGAGCTTAGGCTCTGAGGTGTACGAGACAGCCGCGCAGTTTAATAAAACAGTAGAAGCAAAAGTAGAAATGATATGCGAAATGATTAAAAACAATCAGCCAATACAACTTAAAGGATTACAACGATGAACGCGATCACAGAAGCTTGGAGCAAAGCTACCAACGCCCAAGAGTTAATTAAGCCCAATACACAGAGCCACATCAAACGCTTAAACGAGAAGGCATTAATTGCATGCCTAAAGATGGGTGCGCCTAGTTTTAGTAGGCGTGATAAGGCTGCCGAGCAACACGTACAAGATCAGTTTGCCGATGAGTCACTAACGGTGCGCAGTCGCATATTTAAAAACCCAAGCAACCCTGTGTATAAGTTCATGTCGCAGTGGCGCGCAGTCTACACGTATCACGTAAACAGTACCTACCCAAGTAACGAGACAGGACAGCGCATCTTAGCCGTGCATGCGCTTGAGGAGTATAGGCGCGTACTGGGGGACATGATCGAAGAAGTTAACCGCGCCAAGACCAAGCTCTTACCCATGTACGACAACGCAGTACAGATGGACATACAAGATCGCACACAAAAGTCTCAGTCCCTAGGTAAACAGTCCGATGTGTCTATCACAGACTACCCCACGGCCTCGCAGTTTGAGCAAAGTGTTTACATGCAGTTGCGTTTGTTGCCCATGCCTGACCGTGCACACTTCTTATTTGACGTGAGCCAAGATGACATTAACGCGCTTGATGATTACATCAGAGAAGTAGAGTCAACCATACGTGTAGAGATTGTTAAGCGTTTGCTTGACCCAGTAGGCAAGTTAGTTGCGAAGATCAGCATTCCCCTAGAAGATCAATCACGGTTTCACGCAAGCACGGTGACTAACGTGATCGATGCCGTAGAAGCGTTTAAGAAGTTTAACGTTGACAAAGACCCGCAGTTAACACAGATGGTCGAGGAGCTTGACCGCGAGGTTAAGCGTTACTCCATTGACTACCTAAAAGAGTCCCCCACAGCACGAGCCTCAGCACGTACGAATCTTGACGCAATCGCCTCCAAGATGGCAGCTTTCATGTAAGGAGTATTTATTATGTCCGTAATTTGCGAACCCCCAAAATTAGCTAACCTAGAGATTGCAGAAAAAGCAGTCACTAAAGCACGAGCAGCAATCTTCTTGTCCTACGGTTTCTTTGGCCACATATTAGCCAAGCACAACATAACCTTTACAGACAAAGTCGATACATTGGCCGTAGACGGTAACCGTAACATCAAGGTCAATCCAAGTTTTATCGCCGAGTTTAAAGATGACAACAAAAAGATTCAATGGGCGCTGTGTCATGAGGTGATGCACCCAGTGCTTATGCACTTAACTAGACGTGGCAATCGTAATCCAAAGATGTGGAATTACGCAGGTGACGCAGTTATTAACTCTTTGCTGTTTGAGTCAAAAGTAGGCTCACCAATACCGGGCACTGTCAATATGGTTGGTGCGTTTGCTTTCACTACTGACGATATATACAAACGATTAGAACAAAATCCTCCCGCCCCTCCACCACCACCACCAGGGACAGGGCCAGGGCCAGGGTCAGGGTCAGACCCATATGACAACGGCTTAGGCGAAGACCTCATCGAGACTACGATGACCGATGAGCAGATGCGTGTAGCCGAGATGCAAGCACGAGTAGACTTAGCCGAGGCCAGTGCAAATGCAAAGGTTCGCGGTCAATTTAGCTCAGAGTTAGAACAGTTTGTTGGCAGGATATTAGAGTCAGACATACCGTGGTTTGACAAGTTACACGAGTATATGCAGGGCTTACAGGCAGCAGATTACACATGGACTAGACCTAATCGTCGTTTTATCTCTCAGGGTCATTACTTACCCTCCACAGGCTCAGTCCCTAAGATGGGTACTGTTGTCATACAGCGTGACATAAGTGGCTCGGTCTCCGAGGTAGAGGCTGCACACTTTAACGGGCACGTTAAACGTTTACTCGAGGAGTGTAATCCACAGACTATCCATATCCTGTACACAGACACAAAGGTTAAGCGTCACACCCAGTTCGATGATGCCTCAGAGGTAGAGTTTGAGACGTTTCGTGCAGGAGGTACGGACATGGAGGAAGGGTTTAAATTCTGCATAGATAACTCAATAGAGCCAGAATTATTCATATGTCTAACTGATGGCGAAACTCAGTACACCAAAGCACCACCGTTTCCAGTAGTGTGGTGTGTGTCTACAGATATCGTGCCACCTTACGGCATGTGTATCCCGTTTAAAGTAAAGAGGTAAACAATCATGGGCTACTTAAGCAACGTGGCAAGCACTATATATGGGCCAAAGCACGAAGTACTTAGCTTTATTACGGCTCATAAACTCGAGGGCAACAAAGCTTTAGAAGTATTTTCACCTCACTTAAATTGGCAGCAGTCACTAAATAACACGTTGTACTTTGTGCTGGATATGCCATCAATAAAATGGTACGTAGAAAACTTTGCAGTAAGAGATTGGCACGAACTAATGATACAAACGAAAGGCACTAATTTGCACTACGAGTTTGTAAGAACAGGCCAAGACCAAGACGACATAGACAATTTTTCAGACCAACGTGATGATGCGAATCCTAGAGTACTTAAGCTAGTTTCTCAAATCACGATAAACATTCCACGCAGTAAGTAACTCACCCAAGGAGCAATAACATGTATGTAGCTATCTCACAAAGACTTATAAATGAAACACAAGTCGTAATTAAGCTAAGAAAGTCTCAAGAAGTCCTTGCCCCAACAACGTATTCTGTAGCAGATCATGAAGCGGCACTAATAGAAAAATTACGTTTTGGTGAGCATGCAGATATAGGACGCCAAATACCAGAGGAGTGGCTCTGGGGCACCACAAGTATTGAAGCAAAAGTTATCAACGGCGGGGAGCTCGTAATGGGCGCCTATCTGGATAGAAAAGTGACATTTAATTTTGAGGACGACGGGGTAAGAGTTCCGTTCGATCTCACCCGTAATACATACGACCATAAGTTAGGGGGGTATGTCATACATCGTGTAATTGACGTCAAAGAATTCCCCCAAGTACAAGAAGTAATTAAAGCGATGCAGGAGCGAGATGCCGTAAACATTAAATACGCCAAAATACATAGAGAAGTTACTAACTTCTTAGAAAGCTGCAAGTCTTTGAATGAAGCAATCAAGTTATGGCCTCACATTACCTCGTACGTACCAGAGTCTTACGTGAAAAAGACACACGAAAAAATCACTAAGGTCAAAGAAGAAAGCAAAGCAGCTTCTGTATTAGCTAACATTGACACTGACATGCTAACGGCATCAGCAGTACTATCTAAACTTCAAGGTAATAGAGACTAATTCAGACATGGGTTGGTGAGAGATCCTTAGTCAAGGTAGCCACTTGACACACAGCCCTTTATGCAATCGTGCTTGTTCCTCATAGACATCAAGCTCGCACAAGATTGCCAAGCCGCCTCACCGTAATATTAAGCGGTAAATAGAGGGAATAGCTAATTTACTAACTAACATAACGTGTGTATACTTACTAACAAAATGGAGAATATATGCCAGCCAAATACGCACGAGCAGAATCACACATGTATGAGAAAGACGCACATAAGACCCTTAAAGAAATAGCAATTGATTTCGAAGTAACTCGTGAGCGGATCAGACAAATTGAAACGATGGCGCTTAAAAAGCTACGAAAGAAATTAGCGGCAAAGGGTATCAAAGGAATTGAGGATTTATTGTGAAAAGAAAATTACGAGAACCGGTAGAAATTGCAGCCAAACCTCGCGCTTACACATTTGATCTCGCTATGCAGATATCTGCGAATAGAGCCAGCTCTCAGCCCACGCTAATTGCTATGAACGCTAAAAAAGAAGTACGTAAAACACCCTACAAATTACTCCCCTAACCTAAAAGGTTCACTAATGTACAAACGACTACTAATGATTGCGTTAGTACCTACGGCTATTCACGCTCAGGTATATAACTACTTTGGCTCTGACGGTGTGTTCGCAGGGTCTGCCACCGTTACCCCATACATCACCTACATCTACGGTGCGGACATGCAGCCTGAGGGATTTATAACCTCAAGCGGACCTAGATCTAATGAGTTACTTGTACCCGTAGTACCACCCATACTAGGGTTTAAAAATAATGATTTGTTTGATAAAAACTTTAACACGTTAGCACCTTTACCCACGGACTTATTTGATGACGAGGACTAATCATGGACAGCGTACAAAAAGCCCGGCTCATACAAAAACATTGGGACATAAACGTTGATAACAATTGGTGGTGGGATTCTGTGCAGTGCAGTTTTATCGAGCGCATGGGCGCAATCGGTATCGATGTAGACGAGGTGTACTTCTCTGGGTTTTACTCCCAAGGTGACGGTGCATGCTTTGTAGGTCGAGTGTATGACTGGGACTTATTCCTACGGCATATGGGCGTTACTAACGAAGCAGTCATTTTACTAGCGCGCAAATGGTGGAGCGTTAGTTGCCATCACACATCGCATTACTACCACAGCTACTCTGTGCATTTTAATCACGACACACCATACAACGACGGCAGTGATGAGGAACAGTTTGTCTATCAACACGCAGATTTCTGTATGCCCGAGTCAGACTTACCCTTAGACGACATAAGAATAGTCGCATGGTTAGCCGTGCTTTCAACGTTTAACTTTACTAGCATCAAAGAGGACATAGAGAAATGTTTTAGAGGCCATATGGAAGACTTATACAAAGAGCTTAGAAGTGAGCACGAAGACCTAACCACAGACGACGCGATATGGGACACCATCGTGAGTAACGAATTAGACATAGAAGAGGAAGAGACTTACAACAATGCCTTAAACGCATTAAACGCAGTCCAACAAGGAGTAGAACATGCTTAAGCTAAATGGCCACATGCAAGACGTCAAAGATTTACTAGGGTGCTCAGATGAAATGGCTATCCAAGTAACCGATGAGATGTGCATAAACTTTTCAGAGTGCACCACAAGGCAGTTCAATGCCGAGGCACGATTCGCATACGCTCAGATTAAAGAGGCTCAGCTATGAAACCACATAAACACGCAAACCTCATTAAGCAATGGGCTGATGGTGCTGTGATTCAGTTTTATGACGAAACCTGTGGCCGATGGCTCGATGTTCCTCAACCTGAGATGTACGAAGATGTAGAGTATCGGGTTAAACCAAAACCAGTTACTAAATACAAACACGTACTTATGAACGGATGTGTTGTGAGTGGATGTTCCTTTAGCATCACTGACAAATTTTATACAAACGAAGAAGCTAAGCGTAATTACCCACATTCGCGAATCGAAAGAATCCTTCTGTCAGCTAAGGAATTTGAACAATGAACGATCCGGTCGCGTACATAAAAGATAAAGAGATCAGTTACATGCTTGCGGTTAAACAAGCAGGAGCAAAAGAGTGGCGAACTAACCTTGGTCTTTATTATGAACGTGGCGACGTTGCACTTTACACAACACCGTCAAAGCGTGAGTGGGTTGATCTGACGGAGCAAGAAGTGAAAGATATTTTCGAGATGGACCTAGGTGCTTACGAAAGTATCGAAGAAACAATGAGGCAACTTAAGGACAAGAACACATGAGTCAACCTAGACACCTAATAGGTATTTTTTACTTGTGGTTTAGAAAGTACCCCAGCGCAACGTTTGGAATGATTTACGTAACACACAGAGACAGCATGATGTTTGTAAAAGACTCACGTGTGGAGTTTGAAAAAGTTTTCCTATGTATATACAAACGAGTCGACTCTCCCACAGTTAACTTATTTACACACATACAAAAGGGATCAAAATGAGAGCACATGATTTACTAGAGAAAGCCTCACAGCACATGAAAGATCGCGGGCAACAGTACGACAAGCCCGAGGGTGAACGCTCGATGGGGCGCGCAGTCCAAGCCTTTAACACAATTACGGATAGAGATTTAAGTGAGTCAGAAGGCTGGCTGTTGCTCCAGGTACTTAAAGACGTACGTGACAGGCAGCGCAGCAAAGCACACATAGATTCCCTTGAGGACTGCATCGCTTACGCAGCGCTCAAAGCCGAAGCACGACTAGCCGAGGGGCAATAATGTCAGTTATTACACTAGATTTTGAAACCTTTTACTCGCAGCAATTTTCGCTATCAAAGATGACCACGGAGTCGTACATCCGTGACAAACAGTTTCAAACCATTGGCTTTGCCTACTGCATAGACGAACAAGACCCCGTGTGGGTATCCGGCACCGATGAGTACATCACGGCGCGCTTGCACGAGCTAGATCTACCTAGACACACCCTACTGTGCCATCACACGGCCTTTGACGGCGCTATCCTGTCGTGGCGCTACGGCATTGTGCCCAAGGTGTATTTAGATACACTGTCAATGGCTAGACCCTTGCATGCTCACACTATCGTGGGTGGCTCTTTAGCTAAGCTGGCTACGCACTACGAGTTAGGTGAAAAGGGTAAAGAGGTTATTGCAGCGTTAGGTAAACGTCGTGGCTTCTTTAGTGGCACAGAGCTCGCTCAGTACGGTGAGTATTGTAAGAACGACGTGGCGCTCACAAGAGCTTTATACGGCAAGCTCGCACTCCATATCCCAAAGATCGAGCTATACATAATCGATTTACTTTTACGCATGTACACAACCCCAGTGCTTATCCTAGATTACGACTTACTAGCGCAGCACCTAGAGATGGTTCAGACTGACAAAGAGAGGTTACTCAATAGGGTTCGCGCAGTAGACAAAGAATTACTAATGTCTAACCCTAAGTTTGCAGCGCTCCTTGAGAAGCTTGGCGTTGTGCCCCCGACTAAGCAGTCACCAGCCAACGGAAAAACTACGTTTGCTTTTGCAAAAACAGACCCCGCATTTAAGGCATTACAAGAGCATGATGACCCCCGTGTGCAAGCCGTTGTAGCAGCCCGTCTTGGGGTTAAGTCAACACTTGAAGAAACACGAACGCAGTCACTCATGGGCGTATCTCAACGAGGCACCTTACCGATCATGCTCCAGTACTACGGAGCTGCGACAGGTCGATGTGCTGGAGGGGAAAAATTAAACCTTCAGAATCTACCAAGTAAGCCGGGTAAAAACACGATTAGACGTGCGATTAGGCCTCCAGAGGGGCACAAATTAGTGGTGTGCGATAGCTCCCAGATAGAAGCGCGAATCGTTGCGTGGTTGGCCGGGCAAGAAGACTTAGTAAAAGCCTTTGCCGACAAGCAGGATGTGTACAAGCTAACCGCCACAAAGTTATACAACATACCGATCGAAGAAGTTGACCCCGCACAACGTTTTATTGCCAAGGTAGTGGTGCTTGGCTGTGGCTACGGCATGTCAGCTAATAAGTTTCGCGAGTACATCGGGTTGCAAGGCGTGAAGTTAACTGAACCAGAAGCCGAGCAGATCATCAAAACCTACCGCACAACGAACTCAAAGATCGTAGCCCTGTGGAAAGAAGTCGATAAAGCTCTAGGCTTAATGGTCATGGATAAGAACGTAGAGGTAGGTGTAATGGGGCTTAAAGGCAATGGCGATGGATTCATATTACCTAACGGCATGTTGATTAAGTACCCAGGGCTTAGGCAAGACCCTGAGGGGCGTGGATTTTTGTTTGACAGTAAGTACGGAGTGAAGAAACTCTACGGCGCAGCTGCGGTAGAAAACATTGTCCAAGCCCTAGCACGTATCGTAGTCTTCACACAGATGTGCAACATAGACCACATAATGAGGAGCCAAGACACACCGCGACAACATTACCGAACGGTGTTATCAGTACACGACGAGACAGTACTCGTTGTCCCGCAGGACAAAGCGCAAGAGACCCTTGATGAGTTGATTGCAATTATGAGTACAGCACCTAAGTGGGCCAAGGGTTTACCTGTGGCTTGTGAGGGCAGCATCGCAGACAACTACGGAGATGCGAAATAATGAAAAAATAAAAATTAATAGTAAACATAGGCTAATATCTACTTACTAACGTGTGTATGTGTATACTAACTACTAATTACATCACATCACTAAAGAGGTTTTTTCATGGAGTACAACGTCGAAAGAGCAAAAGTTGCAATTAACTACTTGTTAACCCAAAAGTACTACGCACAACTTTGGAGGAAGATTGTTGCCGCGTCGCAAAAACCAAATCTAAATTCCTTTGAGGGAGAGCAAGAAACTTTAAACGAGTTAGTGCTCATTGGTTTTCAAAACAAAAAAGCACTGGACAATTTGTATGAAGTTATCAAAAGCCATAGGTCTGACAAAGCAGACTATCAACGCGAGTTCATGGCCACTAAACGTCGTCGAGACGCAAAGGCTGTTCGAGTAGAAGAGCTGATTACGAACAAAAAATTAAGCCACGAAGAAAGACGTTTGTTTTTATTAGAAAGATATAGCAGCTGGAACAAGGGCCGTGACGAAGTTATTGCGCAATACGACGAGCTAACGTGGGATCAGCGTAATGAAATAATAAAAGAGTACTGGGTGCTTATCGACCAAGGACTTGATTTATCGATTTCTGAATTTAGTTAGTAAGTATGCGTTGACTAAGCCTCATTTGTTAGCTAATATACACACACCCATTCGACTTAAATACGTAAGGAGGAGGGGATTTTCATAGAGGTTTTACATGTCGGCATGGACCTACTCAAGCCTTGAAAAGTATCTAACATGTCCGAGACAATACTTTCACTTACGAGTTTTAAAAGATGTTAAAGATCTTCCCTCGGAGCAAACCATTTGGGGGGAAAAGGTACACGAAGCTTTTGAGTTAGCGGTAAAGTTAGATACCTCGTTACCAAAAGAGATGCAAGGCTGGGAGTCTTTTTTAAACAAAATTAAAGCCATTAAAGGCGATAAATTTACGGAAATAAAACTAGCAGTTAATAAGCATTTTGCGCCCTGTGATTGGGACAACGCATGGTCTCGAGGTATAGTAGATTTGTTAGTAGTTAGTGGCAATACTGCAATTGTTGCCGACTATAAGACAGGCAAGCGCAAGCTCAGCGATCAGCTAAGCCTCTACGCTGCTTATGTATTTGCACACTACCCCGAGGTGCAAACGGTACATACAGCTTTTGTTTGGCTTAAGGATAAAAAAATTGATAGAGACGTACTCACACGAAGTGACATATCAAAGATATGGCTTCAATTCATACCTACAACACTAAAGATTGAACATTCGCAAGAAAGTAACAAGTGGCCCGCTAAACCCTCTGGCTTATGTAAACAGTGGTGTCATGTCTTGCAGTGCGAACACAACGGGAAAACGTAACATGAACACAAACGAGTATTCCGCAGTCGAAACGGAGTTATTAATGGCTTTTGTGCAGCAAAATAAAAAGTCAACAGTACTGGAATTAGAATTGGCACAACGAATAGAGAATTTACTAGGATACATAGCAGATAATGGCTCAGACCCCGGAAGGACGAGTTAAGTTAGCTTGTAAGAAGTTACTAACAAGTCGTAATATTTGGCACTTTAGCCCCATAGGTGGGATGTACTCCACCCATGGAGTGCCTGATATTGTGTGTATAGCCCCAGGTGATCATGTTTTTTTCATAGAAACTAAAGCACCGGGTAAACTAAACACACTAACAGCTAACCAAAGCAACTGCCACGAAGAGATCCGCTCTCGTGGGGGCACGGTATTAGTTGTCGATAGCGTAGAACCTTTACTGGAGTATTTAAATGACCGCGAATAAGAGAACCCCTGCTATGAAAAAAGCAGACGATGCCTATCAAGCACAGCCCGCTCAGGTTGCTAAACGCGTAGCGCGTAATAAAGCCCGAGGCGAGGCCCTTAAGGCAGGGCTTGTCACTAAAGGCGACGGTAAAGATGTAGACCATAAAAAAATGTTAGACAGTGGGGGCACAAACGCCAAGAGTAACTTACGAGTAGTAGATGCCAAGGAGAACCGTGCATGGCGCAAACACAACCCAAAAGCTTATGGATAGAACATCAAAAGAAGTTAGACACTACCGCCATATTAAAAATTGTTAAACCGCAGGAACAAACGAACACTTGGTTTTTAATGGGAGTCATCGGGATTAGTACAATAGAGGTGACGCCTAATCCGAGCCTAGATGCAAGTAGGTACATCGGACGTAACGTTAATAAAATAATCGTCTTAGACATTACGCTACCGAACGTTCTAAGTTTGCGACAGAAAATAGACGTAATGAGAACCGCAGTAAGGATAGATCACAATGGTTACTATAGTTAAAAACAAGAAAGCCATTGTCCTTAAGCTTAAACATCCAGAACGAATTACGACAGTGATTCCCACGGCAAAAGTTTTTAGCCGCAATGGACAACAATATGTAGCAATTCCGCATCGACCTGATGAAACAAGAGTGTTGCGCTTACTTGGGTTTGATGTTCTAGACCCAATGCGTATTCACTACGAATGGCCTAAGGCAAGTGGGCGCTACGACCCATACGCGACCCAGCTAAACACGGCATGCTTTGTGTCCTCTAACCCACGGTGCTTTGTGAATAACGCTATGGGCACGGGTAAGACCGTAAGCTCTCTGTGGGCGTACGATTACCTACGTAAGGCTAAGCAAGTTAACAAGATGCTAATCGTGTGCCCGCTGTCAACGATGCAACGCACGTGGGCCGATGAAACGTTTCGCACCTTTCCACACTTACAGACCAACATCTTATATGGCTCGGCTAGTCGACGTCACAAACTTCTAGCAGATCTAAGCGCAGACATATACATCATAAACACCGACGGCATACGTATCATCGAGAAGCAACTAGCGACCCGTAAAGATATAGACGTTGTGATTATTGATGAAGTTGCTATGTTTCGTAACGCTCAAACGACACGCTTTAAATCAATGAACGTTATTGCGAACAAACAAATAGCAAGGCGTGTATGGGGGCTCACAGGTATGCCCACACCGAATGGACCAACAGATGCTTGGGCGCAGTGCGTATTAGTTGTACCTAATCGCAAAGATGTGCCTAAATACTTTGGTTCTGCTAGAGATTTACTCATGACACAAAAAGGACCTTTTAAATGGGAGCCCAAAGCAAACGCAACCGAGACAGTACTCCAGTGGATGCAGCCCTCTATTCGTTACACCTTAGATGAGGTGACAGAGCTTCCTGAGCAAGTAATTATTAATCGTTACGCGGAGATGTCTGATGAGCAGAAAAAGCTCTACAAGATGATGCTAACAAAACTTAAAACCGAATACGGCGGGGGAGAAATTCTCGCAGTAAATGAAGCTATTAAAGCCTCTAAGCTTTTACAAATTGCGTGTGGTTGTGCGTATACAAAAGACGGAGGACGCGTAGTCATACCCGCTCCTGCGCGCATAGAACTGCTCAAAGAGACCATAGCCGAATCTGAAAGTAAGGTGATTGTGTTTGTGCCTCTAACCGGAACTCTAGAGTACGTAGCGCGGGAACTCAGCACCGAATGGGAAGTAGGCGTCGTGCAAGGAGCGACACCAAAAGCTGAGCGAGATGAAATATTTAAAAACTTTCAAAACCACAGTAGCCCGCACGTACTAGTAGCTAACCCTAGCACGATGAGCCATGGACTAACGCTCACAAAAGCCACCACCATAATTTGGTACGCACCTATCTACAGTTTAGATACCTACGGGCAAGCCAACGCTAGGATATTACGCATAGGTCAAAAGTCCAAGACTCGAATCGTCAATATCTCTGGCTCACCTATCGAGGAGCTTATATACAAACGACTCGATAAAAAAGAAAGCATGCAGAACATTTTGCTGGACATGCTTAAGAATCAATAAATTTGTTAGTAAGTATTTACCCGAATGTAGCTTGACATACACACATCTGTTAGCTACTATAACTGTTCCCTCTGGAGATTTAGCATGCAATTAAGCGAATTAATAGGTAAGTATGTAGAGATCCGCGATAAGAAGGCCGAGATTAAAGCCGAGTACGACGCGAAAATAGCTAAGATAGACGCGGTACTAGATAAGATAGAATGTGCATTGTTAGCTAGTTTCCAACAAACAGGCACCGAATCAGTAAAGACCGATTCGGGTACAGCCTACATAGTGGAAAGAAACTATTGCACCGCAGCAGATAAGTCTGCTTTTCTAGACTTTGTGAAAGACAAAGATGAGTGGGGTCTGTTAGAAATTAGACCTATGAAATCCGCAGTAGAGACGTACAAATCATTACACAACGATCTGCCCCCAGGGCTTAACTGGCGCAGTGAAGTTGTCGTTAACATCCGCCGTAGTAACTAACAGGAAATAAATCATGTCTAACATCATCCCCTTTAGCTCGTCTAACATCCCGGCTCACCTCAGAAGCTCAGCAAGCGCTAACTCAGATCTCACCGATGGTGGTGGCGTTTCTCTAGGTTTTCCTAGCATTTCTTTGAAAGGTAAAGTTTTCTCCGTACGCCGTGAAGGCACTCGCACAGTATTACCAAACCCTAAAGATCCCGATTCAGCAGCAACCTCTATCGAAGCCGTAATCATTAAGGCTAACAAGGACTACAGTAAAGTCTACTACGCAGTGGGTTGGAAAGAAGGTGATGACTCTAAGCCAACGTGTTTCTCTGATGACAACAAGACTCCTGACCGCTCTATCGAGGCACCGCAATCAACTAGTTGTGTGACATGCAAGCACAACCAGTGGGGCTCAAAGATCAGTGACAGTGGCAACAAGTTAAAGAGTTGTGGCGATTCACGGCGCATCGCAGTGGCCGCGATTAACGAGTTAGACGATCCAATGTTGTTGCGTGTCCCCGCAGCATCCCTTAAAGCACTTAAAGAGTACGGCGCCAAGCTCACCCAAATGGGAGTCGATTACAACAAGATCGCTACCCGCATCGCGTTTGACGTGTCCTCAGCTACACCTAAGTTGACTTTCACTGCAATAGGTGGCTTGTCTGAAGAGTTGGCCGAGCAATCCGTTGCGATGGCAGAGTCAGAAATCGTTGACAGTATCGTTCACGGTGGTACCTCCACATCTCACGACGATGAGTCAGAGTCTCGCACACAAGCAGATAAGGTTATTCGTAAAGTCAGTAAACGCGAGGAACCCGTGTTAGTTAATAACGACGACATTGATAACGCTGTCACAAAAGCCATGAGCGATGCGCAAGATGTACTAGGAGATGCAGTCTCAGCAGCTCCCGCAGCCCCAGTAGCCGAGAAGCCCAAAGCTAAACCAAAAGCAAAAGAGATCCCCTCAATGGAAGAAATTAACTTTGATGACATTGATTTTGACGACTAAGTAGTAACAGCAAAAAAGTCAGGGGAGTGGCATTTAGCCCTCCCCTTTTTGGTTAGAAGTCGGAGCAGTCATGAATACAGTAGACTTTTTACAAAAAATACTGCCCGAGCAAGGGCTGTATTACATATTTTTACTCCGCAAGAACAGCAGAAGCGGGACACACATACCGTGTCATTCGGCTCAAGAACTTGTTAACGCCATCGAGTTCGCAAAAGTTAATCATAGCGACCGTGTCATTTACCACGCAAACTCTTCTTTTAAGCAAGAATTCATAGCAGGTGGCTTAACAGATCGTAAAACAAAGTACTACCGTATACCCGCGAACTTATCAATGATTCGTTCTTTTTGGTTAGACATCGATACGGGCATTGGGCGCACTCATAACTCACAAGGTGTTCGCTGCGGTTACGAAACAAAGAACGAAGCTAAGAACGCGCTAGTTAGTTTTTGTAGAGAAATCGGATTACCTCTACCGATGCTTGTTGACTCAGGCCACGGATTACATTGTTACTGGGTTATGGATCGGGATATGCTGCCCTCAGAGTGGCTAGAGATTTCCTCCCAGTTAGCCGCAGTGCTCAGACATACATCGACATACGTTGACACAAGTTGCACGATTGATTCCGTTAGGGTGTTGCGCCCTGTGGGCACTGTAAACAGTAAGCCGGGTAAGCCGGACATGACTGTGAGATTAGTCAAAGACGCGGCTCCTATGTCTGTGGAAGTGTTTCGAGAAACAATCGAGACGTACGTCGCCGATAACGAAGTAACCGTAATTAAAAAGGAAATCTACAAACCCCCTATTAACGACGACTTGAGCAGTGGCGGAGTAAAGATTCCATCGTGGGCTGAGACCATCGCTAATAAGTGTAGCCAAGTTGACGTGATGCGGGCCACACAAGGAGACGTGAGTTACGAGCATTGGCGAGCCGTAGGAGGTCTGCTTAAGCACTGCGAGGATGGTACAGAGTTAGCCCCTCAGTGGACATTGAATCGATACAAAAATCATACCAAGACGGATATAGACCACGAGATGAACTCGTGGAACGCAGGACCTCCTAGGTGCTCAACCTTTGAGACACACAACGCAGATGGCTGTAACAACTGTCCGTTTAAGGGTGAGATTAAGTCCCCAATCGTTTTAGGCTACCGAGAACTCGAGTCTAAAGACGTTGAGCAAACAACGACTAAAGATGGCGAGGAAATAGTCCTCACCGTGCCTGAGTTACCTAGAGGGTATAGCTACATTAACAACTTGCTTTGCAGAAGCACCGAGATAGAAGATCGGATCGAGGTCGTACCTTTTTGCAACACACTGTTTTACCCAAAGATGCGTGTCCAACTAGACGACTTAGCTTGGGGGCTGTTAATTTGCGCCCACTTCCCCCGGGAAGGTATTAAAGAATTCAAAGTTCCAATAGCCTCGATCTCACCATCGGACCTGCAAAAGGCACTAGGTGCTAACCAGATCGTCACGACACACCACAAAAAGGCTGGAGAAGCTATGTCCGCATACTTAAAAGATTGGCTCGACAAGTTAAAACACACCACCGATGAAAAGCAATTAGCTCAAAGCTTTGGGTGGGACGATACGCTCGATACGTTTATTATCGGCAATCGTTTGTACTGTCCTGATGGTCGCGTAGACACAGCGATGTTGGCTGATAAACCAAAAGGTAAGCTGATTGCGTTTCCTAAAATGCGCGGTAGCGTTGAAAAGTGGTCTACGGTTATAGATGATATGTACGGTGGCTTAGGAAACGAATACAGGCAATACCCCATCATTGCGTCGTTTGGCTCCGCGCTTACCCCGCTGTCCTCAGAAGAAAACTACAACGGCCTGTTGTTTGCAATTACAGGTGTTGCCACAGCGCAAGGTAAAACCACCGTAGTTCGAACCGCACTTACCGTTTGGGGTGATCCGGATAACTTAATGTCAGGCCCAGAAGGCTCCACAACTAACGCGATGTACGCATCATTTGGCGTATATAAAAACATACCCGTACTGATTGACGAAGCTACTAATATGGACAACGCAGCGCTTAGTGCTCTGTGTTACACGGTGTCCTCAGGAGCCGAGAAGCACCGTATGGTCGGGGGTAAGTCAGGTGTGTCATTTGCTCATATTGCGCGGTGGAAATCATCTCCGTACATTACGGCTAATAGAGACTTGCACGTTCACTTGTCTACACGTGGGAGTAGCACCGAAGCCGAGGCAGTTCGTATGATACAGATACACATGGATGAGGAAAAAGCCATAGCCGGGGGCTCTGTTGATTGGCAAGCGTACATGGTAGAAGTCCGTAAGCACCAAGGCACTGCGGGGGATAAGTTTATGCAGTACGTCGTGGCTAATCAAACCGAGGTGCGCGAGATTATGTATAAGTGGATGATGCGCCTGATGAAAGATGTGCCCAGTGTTAAGTTTCGTTTCTACCGTGGGCATGCCGAGTGCAGTATGGCTGCCCTTGAGATATGTAACAAGCTAGGCATACTAGCCTTTGACGCTGAGGCGGTCTACGCGTACATCATCAAGCTATTTCAGCGCCTAGCCAAAGACGTTATGGAGAGCAACACAGAGACGCCGGAAGATGCCATATCGAAAATGATAACCGCGCTATCTGACAGCATAGCGGTGACGCAGTACTACCACGCAACCAGGGACGGCTACCAACCCGAAATAGTATATGTTCGTGGGGAATTAGCAGGTCGCTTAGTGTTGGGCACTAAAAATAACTCCGAAGCACTAGCGGGCACGTTATACATGTCTAAACGAGCCGTAAGGATGTGGTGCGCGCAAAACCGTGTGAGCTATATGAAACTAGAGGAAGAGTTAGATCGCTTAGGCATTAAGGTGTACTTGGCTAATGAGCGCTTTATGTTGGGCCGTGGAACTAACAGACCAACTGGGCAAGAGCCGTGTATTGCTCTTAACGTAAGTGCTCTAGAACGCATGTACGGAAATGGTCTGCCAGTTATGATTCTTCCCCCTATAGCAATCGCCGAACCTCAACTAAAGCAAGCAGGAGCTTGACATGGAGTCACCTTTTTTAACCGTGCAAGACCTAGCTTTAATTCTTAAACTACCTGCGAGTAGCGTCAGGAAGTACGCAAGCAGCAAACCCGAGTCACTACCCCCTAGGTTTGCGTACCCGGGGAGGAGAATTATTTGGCACTTGGAGGACGTTAAAACGTGGATTGAAAACCGTAGAAAGTTATCTAAGGTGTTGGCTCAAGGACAGAAGACGCAAGTGTTTGAGCTAAATCGTCACCAGTCGGCTGATAGTATACGTTCAATAAAACATCCAGGGACTTATGCCCGGTCACTTTTGCAAGCTCAAGCGGAGAAAACTTCTTCGAAAGCATAAGGGTCGCTTGATGCCGACTATCGTGGAAGTGTAAATTTTCTATTCCAAGCTTCCTAGCTAACTCTCTAAACACAGGATCAAGGGCTCCCGAAGTAATAGGGAAAACCCTTGGTTCTTTTAAGGGAATCTTAGCAATTATTTCCTTAGCACGGCTCGTAAAAGGGACAAATCTACTGGTTCCGTTTTTGGATTCACGAATAATTGCCCACGTTGTGCCGTTGTCTCCAGTCTTAATATCATCCCAAGTGAGCGCCAAAGCCTCACCTTTTCGCATGGCCGTTTCGCAACAAAACTCAAATATCGCGGCAACGTAACCTGCTACACCTCGGCCAATTTCCGGGGTATTTTCCCACAGCAATGCAATTTCTTTTTGTGACACATTCCGACTTCTGGGTTTGTGTTCGATGGGCCTTCTGACCTTTTTTGTCATATCCAGGGAGAGCGGAACGTCCCATTCTTTTATCGAGTGATTGATAACTGCACTGATAGTATTGAACTCTCGTCGGGTGGACGAATCGCTTACTTCAGTGACTCGCTGATCGCGCCATTCCCGTAAATGTATGTGACTTAATTTGGTCAATGGAAGCCGCATAAAGTCCACTTCACGGATCATTTTCATGATCCGAATAATCTCAGAACGACCACTCTTTTTGTTAACACTAACCTTAAACATATACCGGGTAAATAAATCCCCTACGGTATTTTTTTTGTGGTTATAAAGTAGAGAATCTCCGCCCTCTATTTCGATGTATTTTACCCACGCGTCAGCTTCATTTTTTGAGGTAAAAGTTTTGCTAATTTGGGGCTTCCCGGCGCCACGTATTTGCACCCGGATTCTACCGTTTTTTAATTTCTCTAAGTACGCCATCTAAAACCCCAAAGGTGTGTATATGGAGTTAGTTTAGGCAATAAATTTAGATGATGCTTAAAACGTAAAAATTATTTTTTACTGACTATAATTCCCCGTGTGTTCTCCCCTCGGAATCTAACTCCCCGAAAAATTGCTCCCCGAGAAAAAACGTAACATCTTGATTATAAAGGAATTAAATTGAAATCAACTACCTCTTCTGGGCACCAATTTTTTAAATATGTTAGCTAGTATAAAAGTACCGTTCTAATAAAATCAATGGTTTAACAGCGTAAAAACAGGGAAAATACGCGTATATACTTACTAACCAACTCCCCGATAAAAGGGGAATAAAGCCCTTTTTTACCTAAACTCCCCGTTTTGTTCCCCGCGTTTTTAGTTGTTTTTAACCACTAATTTCTACTAGCACTTCCATCTTTTTAAGCTTGCTGCCTTGCGTGTCGGTTGTCCTTTATCGTCTACCATTGGACCGGGCACTTTTGACATTCTAGCGCAAAACGATTTCTTTCGTGGACCCCCTTCAGGCTGCGGAGCTTTAAGATTTGACCCCGTTTTTGCGTTGTACTTTTGACGCCCTTTTTCCGTAAGCCCAGCCCCCTCTTTGGTAGGTAACTTTTCACCCCTACCAACTGCCAACGATACCCCTTTTTTACTCCCCATTTTTACTCCCCTTTTCCTGTTAAAAGATTACCCGTGTTTGACAACTGACCTTTAAGTTTGTTTTCAAATTTACGCTTACCTAGTGGCGATTTAATAAGTGTTGAAAACGGCTGTGGTGTGAACCCATTATTTTTTCTGGAGTCATTAAGTTCGCTCCAACGCTCTCGAGCTTCTTGCATAGCTTTTGAGTCACCTTTCTCCCAAGCTTCGGAGTAATCTTTAGTGATCATTTGCGACTCATTTTTGTAGAACGCTTCGTAGGTGTTAACCACACGGTTTGTAAACTCTTTGTCCACTACCTCGCCCGTCTTAACCCCCAAACCGGCTAAGAAAACTGTGAACCCAGAAATGTCATCAGGGCTAAGTATTTGAGTCCCAGAAGTACGTGTGACACCTTTTTCTGCAAGTTGCATAGCTTTAACTATATTGGCCACACCTGAGGGGAGAGCTTTAGCGAGTCCACCCGCAATATCGCCCTCAGCAAATTTACCCATAGACTCAAACATTTTTAGCCCCGTACCACCTATGGCCGCGCCTGACAGACCAGTCAATATGTTCTGGTACGTCGAACGATCTGCGGTTTCTATTTTGGTGTACGGCAAGAGACTTAACATGCCGCTCCAATCAGCCAGTCCTAAGGCTTGCCCGTCTTGCATCCCAAGAACTGAGCGTGAAGCCCCGCGCAATAAAATATCAGCTACGCCAGGGTTTCCTATCTTTTTACGTAACCGTGCTTCTTGGGCTTCTGGGTCCTGAGGCTCATCGGCGCTCCCAAACACTTTACCTAGTATCCACATCGCAGCAGTAACCCCAGGAAGCGCATATAGCCCGCCCATGGCGAACGCAGTAGACAAGGTATACCCAAGCGCTTTACGGGCAATTAACTTCTCATCCGCGTCAAGTGAGCCGTCTAGAAACGACTCACGCCCAAGCTTAGCGAGTAATCCAATTTGAATAAGCTGAAATTTACGGAACTGTGTAAGCACTCGACCTACTTGTGAGCGCATAAGACGTGGAGCGTTAGCCCCGGAGTAGTCTCCGTGTGTATCGTAAATAATGTTTCCTGCGTAATTAACAGCCTTAACGTGAGAGTCCCCCGCAAGAACCGCCATACGGTAGGCAGCTATAGCTGTGCTAACTCGGTTAAAACCCTCTACACGTTCGACAATACCTTGGAGCTTAGTAATTACTTTGTCCCCAGCGTTTGCCCCTCGCAGCCTATTACCCATATCTTGGTCAAGCGAGATGCTTAAGCGACCCGAGTCAAGTAAGTCTTTAACCGCGCCACGTACATCGTGGGGTAGTTTTTCTATAGTATCTAGGGTTAACCGCTCCCCGGACATAACGGCACTAATTTCTGTTTGCGCAGCCCCTAGAGCTTTCGCAGCACGTAGCCCAAAACGACCTGCCAACACGGGTAACGTCATTGACCAGGGCTGCATTAAGTTCTGCAAGTAATACGTGGGCTTAAGCAAAAGCATCATCGCAGAGTTGTACTTTAGTACCGTATCGGTAATCACAGAATCATTTGTATCCAGTCCGACCGCGTAACGAGCTGCTACCTCGTTATAGAGCGCTGTGTCCTGAGCCCTGTTAGGGTTGGTTCGGTCATTGGCGGCTTTTTCAAACTGCTCAAGAGCGTTAACGATGTCTTTACTTTTGTGCATCCCTGCGATTACAGACGCTGTGGACATTCCGTGAGAATGAAACGCACGCATCATGTTATCTTCCGCGCCCTCAACACCACCTTCTACCCGCCGATGTTCGGCGTGTCTTGCGTTTTGCTCTGACAAAAGCGTTAAATGCAGCTCGGTTAACAAGTTGCCAAGCTCGCGCCCAGTTTTAGGGTCCGTAGATCCTTCAACCACGTCGGCTGATTTTTTACGTAATCGATACATAAGCCCATGAATATCTGCCGATGTATAGAGCTCCTTGGCTGCTTGGTCTCGCGTAAACGTCTGCACTGTCGATCCGGCAATATCTTTTAAACTTCGAGCCAAACTTTGCGCTGCAATACCGCTCTCTCTAAAGTGCAGTTGGTAATGCTCGGCATTACCTTCGTTGTCGCGAATAAACTTTTTAGCCTCTTTAACGACATCTTCTGGTGTGCTTTTGTCTTGCGCAGTCTCCACTGTGTTTAACGCATCTAACATCTCTTTGGAGCGCATAACCACCACGTGGTTTCCGAATCGTCGCAGTGGCGCGTAGGGCTTGCGGCCTCTTTCCGTAAAGAGCCGGTTAAAGTCAGCTAACTGAGTGCGCATCTCTTTTTGTAAGTCAGCTACTGTTTCTGTGTCGTTGGCGCGCCTAGCGGTCTCGATATTCTCGGCGTACATGCTGTTAATCATCTGCGTAGCACCATCGCGCATCTTGTCCATACTGACATAACCGTTTGCGAACACGTCACGTACTGTTTGTTGCGCCGGAGCCGATAAAAGATCGAACTGCTCTTTAAGACTTTCGTTAGCTTTAATCGATGGTTTTCCGTCGTCCCCACGAACCCACGAGGGTACAAAAGCCCACTTGCCTGTTCGAGTAGACTCCTTTAACAGACGATTAACTGCGCGCTGTTCGGGTTTTGGTAACGCATCAAACTTATTGGATATCTTCTCCACGTCGTAAAGTGCTTTGGCGCGAATCGCGATTTGCTCCCGCGTAAGGTCAAGATATCTTTTAGCCGCAGGTATTCTCTTTGCAGCTTGTTCTATTAACTGACCCGTAAAACGTAACTTATTACTTTGTCGCGCAATGGCTTTTGAGTAGGCTGAGAACACATCCCGTACTTTTCCCGGTACTCGCTCCATGTTGCGGTCGATACGACTCTCTTGCGCTGGGGTTAAGTTATCTTTTTCTGACAATTGCACCTCTTTGTCTGAGTCCTTAGTGCTTTCTAATTTGTTGCTAAGCTCCATCTGAGCCGCACCGTAGGCCAGATTCACAACATCTTTGGCAGTCAGGAACTGCGGGTTCATACCAAGAACCGATAATGCCTTTTTAAACGCATTGATTACTTTTTTAAGTACTCGTTCAACTTTACCCGTATGTGTGGGCTTTACGCCAGCGAGCACTGCTTCTTCGATAAAGTACGCAACCAATTCGTTTTCATACTTAAGGCCAGAGACATCTGTAGCCGCTACACGTCTAATGGCTGCTTGAGCCAACTTTGCTTCAAGCGAGTTAGCATCACTTTTATTCCACTCATATATTTCGTCTACTAAATTATGGAACTCATCACCCAGCATTTGTTGTAGGCCTATATGGCCTCCGACTTCGTGCATAAATGTTGCAATACCACGCCCCTGGGCGATATTGTCCGCAATTAAATACGCACGTTTCTCAAAAACAAACCCCCCAGCGGTAAGTACTTTTGGCTCTCGTTTTACTATGCGAGCGGGAATGTCCTTGGCACTCTGTAAAACGACAAGTTTGTCTTTGTTATCTACCCCGATGTATGCGACCACTTGGGCTCGTAGATCATTCGCTATGTATGTTTCTTTAGCCTTGGGCGCTATGCTTAGCTGGACCGAATCCTCCCCCACGATACGATTAATGGCCGCAAGGTTTAACTTCCCGCGCTGCGCAAGATCCGTAACTAGGGACTGTTGTTTATTGCTTAACGCATCAAACGCTGGGGCTTGAGCAATGTCTTTGACCAAGTCTGTGTACTGCTCTTTAGACGTTTTAATAACCCCATTAGGCAAGGCTTTAGTGCCTGACTTAGCGTCGTTATTTTTTTGTTTGACTTTAGCCTTAATCTGTTCAGAGACAGTGGTTTTACCCGTAGCTTCGCTCGCTCCATCTGATTCTTCTTTGGTGTTGGTTTGATCCCCAACTTTACGAAACTTAATAGAGTCCTTTGTAAGCTTAGGGACCTTTGCCATAAAGTCGTCTAGTTTCTTTTGCGCAGCCTCTATCTGCGTGGCATCGCCCTTTTTCTTAGCGTTTTCTAAGCCCTCAAATAACTTTATGTAATTGTTACTAATACCCTCACCGGTGTTGAATTGCTCCGATACACTCGTGTCACTTGGGCTGTCACTTAGGGTTAAACCCGTGTCATTATTCTCATTAGTTGCTTTGAGCGCGTCATACGCAAAGGCTTCTTGCGATTCTTTCGTAGAGGATTTATCTGTGAGTTCTTGCACAGCTTCTCGCGCAAAGGCGCCTGATTCAGAACCAGTTACCTCGTCTAAGAGTTGCTGCGCTTCAAAAGCTTCGCTCAGCTCATTCGTCATTTTTGCTACAGAGTCATTGGCCTGAACAACAGCAGTCATTTCTTCTATTGTGAGGTTAAGATCTTTAGCAACCGCTGCGTAAGCCTCACGCAAACGTGATTCGTATTTCGCATCAAAAACACTACGCCCTGTGACGGGATCTTGCGCCAGCTCCGCACTCCAAGACTTTATAGTCCCTAGGGGAACATCCATGTCTATTGCGATTTGCGGTAACGACGTATCCGCTAGAGCATCTGGATTTAGATAAAACTGCGCAAAGAAATCAACTTTTTTACTAGCGTTTTTAATCCCAGAGTTACCGCCAAAGGTCACAAATACTTTGTTAAATACTCGCTCTAACGCACCGTTTAACTCACGACTCTGCGCAACAGCTCCATCTATGGCAGCTCGTTCGGCGGGAGTTTCTTGGCGGCCTTTTCTTCTTCCGTCATTTTCAGTAGCAGCGGTAACATCGCTTGCGACAGTCGATACGTTCGGTCCACGCGGCGCACGCCCTCGGGGTCTTTTTCCTTCCACAACTCCAGTATTTGAGCTGCCAACTTCTGGCGAAACAGAGCTCTTTCCTCCGGTGTCCGTAGGGACGTTACTTGTGGTGTTGCTTTCGGTTCTTGAGCCAACTACGTCTCCTTGTCCCGTTAAATTAGGGCTATTGGGTGATATTACTTCCTGCGCAATGTTTTGCCCAGTAGTACTGCGCTCATTGGTATTGGCGGGTTGTACGGTTCGTTGTTCATCTCCGTTTGTTCCTCGGGAGTCATTTTGCTGGCCATTCGGTCCAAGTCCGACACTTCCTGCCCCGATGGGTTCATTGCTCGTAGGTCGTACATCCCCATCTGTGTTTGTGCTGTCTTGATTTGCTCCGCTTTGGACTGGAACTGTTCCCACCCCGGTAGCACTTTGCTGTTGTTGCTGTCCATTTGAATCTCCAGTTGTTGGGGATACGCCCCCGTTATTTGCCTGTTCGGCTAAATATTGTCCAACAGATACATTAGTCACTGGGCTAGATGCACTTGCCGCGTCTGTTGCACTTGTTGTGTTTGTTGCACTTGCTGTGTTTGTTTGGCTTTTTACATCTGTCGATGTTTTCGCAGCCCCTTTGCCCGCTTTCTTTGCCGCAGCATCAGCAGCCTTCTTATCTTTTGCCGCTTGAGCCGCTTGTTTTGCGTCCTCTTTCGCTTTGACCTCGTTTTCTACGACAAGCCTTTGCTGCTCCGCTATCTCCGACAAACGAACAGAAGCCTCACCGGTAATAGACGTGCGTAACTTATCAAGCGATAAAAGCCTTCTAGCGTCTACGTTAGGTTTACTGCTTGATAGGTCTGTATTGGGCGCAGTGTTTTCAATAATTTGATCAATTCGGGTTACAGCCTCTTCCATAGTCTTCGCAGACGAGAGCTGATTGTCGGACATAAACTTAACCGCACGACTTACCATCCCCTTCGCAGTATCCCCGGCTTTAGCAGCAAGCGTATCACCACCAAATAAGACTCCCACCATACTTTGTTGATAGGGATTTAAGTCTTTACCAGCGTCAACCAAGCCTTTAGCGAAATTGACAGCATCGTTTTCGGTAAAAAACATTTTCTCGCCCACTACAAATTTACCTGTGGGTTGCCCGTCTACGTCGTTTAATACGGGTTTCATGCCGAATTGATCAAATAACTGTTGCGCTGTTTGCACTGACTGTGCTTGTGCAGCTTGTTGTTGCTGCGCAGCAACTACTGGTGCTTGTTGCGCATTAGCTTTTTGCTGTTCTTGTGCGGCAAGTTGCTTGGCTTCTAAACGTTTAACCTCAATCGCATCGGCTTGTTGCTCTAATGTGGGGGGAGTATATTGACCGCCTGTTTGTCCCGTATCGGTATTGCTCGTACCATTTATAGCTTGCGCTGCGGCCTTATCAGCTTTATCTACATATCCTACGACCGTAATGCCGTTATTGCGCTCATCCCTCGCAACACTGATATTGTTAACCACAGCCCCCGTAGAACCTACCACACCGCCTTGCGCCATGCCGTAGAGTCCTGAGCCGAACACACCCGCCATAATATCCGTGCCCGCCACATACGGTGCAACAGCTCTATTTGCTTCTAACTTACTTGTGCCCTCATCGACAAGCTCACTCACGCCTTCTTTTAGACCCGTCCCTATTATTTTTGCGCGGCCAACGCCTTTAGCCAGATATTTCTCTAGCCCTATAAGGGACGCACCTGCTCCGACAAAAGTAGGAATTACTTGCGCCGATCTGGCTGCACTATTAGCTTTATCTGCATCATTTGTGGCCTTAAAGACTCGCTCGTAAGCATCCCCCGCAGCGTCGCCACCAGACATCACACCGCCCACAACAGCGCCCGCACCAAGAGCCACGTTTCCTGCGGCTTTTGTAGATAGTTTTGCCCCCATAGATAGAGCTTTAACGCCTTTAATGGCTGCACCGGGGATAACAAAATTACCAATGGCTTCAGCTGCGGTACCCACGGGGTCTTGCTTTATATATTCCCAAACACCTTTAGCTTGTGTTCCAAGATTACTAGTTGATAGCGCCGTATTAAACTCATCACTGGCGATGCGAGACTTAAGCGACATAGCCTCTTCGCCGTAGCCTTGAAGTGTTTTTATATCCTCACTACCCTTTGGATCAAAAGCCGAGGCAATAGCCCCAGCAGATCCCACTACGGCATTAAGTGCTCGCACCCCTGTGTCTACGATTGCTTCGCCCCAAGTTCTGTCATTTGGATCTAATCCGAGTGACGTAGCAACCTCTTTGGGGGATACGCCAAACATTTTCGCAGACCCAAAAACTATATCGGAATCTGTTAGATCTTTAGTCTGCTCTGGGTAAGACTCTCGTAAATTTGCTAATGAGCTCATGCAACTTTTCCTACTAAATGTTTATGGACCTACGACAGAATTTTCATTAAAAGGTCTTGGGATAGCGCTTGTTTGCTTTGCGGATTTGTTTTTTATATCTCGTATCCCCGCGAACCATTGGTCTAACTGAGCCCCGAATGAATCCGGAAGTGGACTACTATTCCCCTTGGCCTGTGCACTACCCTTTGTTGCTTGCGTTGGGTTGGCTAAATTCCACAATTGTTCAGCCTTAGTTGCTGCCACTTTTGGGTCTGTTTCCGCGGCAGATTTTAATAGCTCAGCTGCTGTTTGCTGTATATAAGCTTCTTTAGATTTACTCGGTGCGCTACCAACACTCTTATACATCTGCGCGTTTTCAACTATCGTTCCGTCTGGCCGTTCAAGTTGCTTGGTTTCCTGATTCATAGTGGCGTTCTCGCCGTTAGGGCCTATAAATAATCTGTCTTTCGTCTCAGCTTTATTGCTCGCGTTTATTTGTGAAGTAGCTATGGCGTTTGAGAGAAATCCTTTGGGGTCCGGAATTTGTTTACCATCTAGCGTGAACACTGCCCCAGGCTTGCCCGGATACATAAGCCCCGTCTGATTGGTCTCTGGGTTAAACAAAGGAATTGGAGTGCCAAGCTTAGTAGTACCCGCAGCTTTTTCTTTCGCCGCAACCGCACGTTCTTGTATAGCGATTTGACGGTCTCTTTGCTTTAGCCCGTACTGCTGTGTCATAAAAGAAGCGGCTTTGTCCGCTGAACCCATAAGGCCCACAAGCTCTTCGTTAAATACGCTGAACTTTGCCTGAGTGACCGCTTTGACGATACTATCCCCGTCTGTGTAACGGCCTACACTCTTTCCGCCCTGTATTACATCTATATACCCCGCGCCCTTACCTGATACGAACTTGGCCGACATGCCGTACTTTTTTAAGTCCGTATTCACAGCGTTTGGAACCCCTGAGAGGCCATTGTCTGTGATGGCTTTTTGTAGCGTCTTCTGAGTGTCTTGAGTTGAATTAAAAAATTTATCAAAACGATCGTCTAAGTCACTTTGACGCACAATACTTTTCATCTGCAGGGCTTTTTCTTGCCCGTACATGTTGCCCTCGGACTGCATACGCTCTATGAGCTCGCGCTGCTTGTCCATCGCAGACTTACTAGTGCGTTCATTAGATGCAAGTAACCTTCCATCAGGTGCTTCGTACACACCGATTTTGGCTAACTTATCGTTTTGTTCCACGGGTGCAAATGACCTAAGTGCGGCTTGTTGCTGCTCTGGGGTCATGCCTTTTAGCGCAGTCGTTAACTGCTCTTTTTGCTGTGTATCGTAAAAAGGCGTGGACTCTTGCACCACGTCGCCCACGGCTGTGCCGCCGGTTAAACGCTCGGCAGAGATTTCTTTTTGAGCGAGTCTATACCCGTCCTCTTCTGTCATCTGTTGCTGCAAGCGCTTGGTCTGCAGATCTTTCTGCGCTTGGTCCTGTAACGCTGTATAGGTACCAACACCACTTTTAATCGCTGAGCCAAATGCAACTCCTAGATCGATAGCCATTACGTTTTCCCTTTAAATTACTTCTAGCCGAATGCTTTTTTCATACCCATACCAATCGCCGATCCACCAAACCCCAAAGCACCACCGCTCATACCCGCGCCAACCAAACCACCGATGGCACTCCCCCAACCTGAGGATGACTGAGCGTTTGACGCTTGTTGCGCGTTCCACGCGTTGACTTGAGTGTTGTAGCTTTGAGCGCCTAAACTTCCAGACTGCCCGTAGCCTTGCATCGCCCCACCGTAGGCTTGGTTCATAGAGCTACCCAGTGCGCCGTAGTTACCCATCGCCATCTGCCCTGTGGCCATACCGCCATTACCCGCGTTCATCGCAACACCAGAGGAGGCCACTTGTTGTCCAGGCAACCCTGCACCTAAACCAGAGGTAATCATCCCAAGGTTCCAGCCAAGTTCTCTAGCGGCTGTGTAGGCGCGATTAGAAGCAGCAGCTGAGTTAGCTGCGCCCATAGTATTAATCGCTTGATTAGCTCCGGTGTAAGCCCCAGAAGTCGGGTCTATGCCAAACTGAGCCATCTGCATTGATTGATTTTTACGTGCGAGTTCGTTTTGTGCGTTAGTGTCGCCAAGCGCACGATTAGCCATCATCTGAAAGTTACCCTCGGTGTTATAGTCCGTAGCTTCTTGGACCATCTTGTCTTGTATGGGGTAAAACTTTTCTTTCATCCGCGCGTAGTACTCATCGGCGATACCTGAGTTCTTATCGGCCAAGTCCATTTGTTGTTTTTGCCATTCATCGGCCTGTTCTTGTTGATGCGCCGATTGCTTAAGCATCTCTGGCCACACCTCTTCTTTAAAATCTTTGTACTGAGCTTCTGCTAGTTCCGTGAGCCGTAACTGCGCAGCACCAATAGACGGATCAGGTGCAGGTGCACTACCACCCCCGCCCTTACCTCCACCTTGTGGCTGAATACGACCGTCAAAGCCACGTATAAAAGCGCGCTCGGGTAACATGTCAAAATGTGCGTCAAGTCTCATTTGTTAGTACCTTTGGTAAATACCTACATTCGTCTTTAAGTAGTCCGTATAAAATCATGTCCGTACCGTCCGTACAACCCTGCCTAACGAGCCCTTCTCGCTTAAATCCTAGGTGTTCGTCAAACTTTTGAGCCGCTAAGTTATCTATACGTACTAACCCTGTGACTCGATTAACCTTTAACTGTATAAACGGATACGCAAAACATCGGGTTAAGTACTCTCTTGTTAGCCAGTTTGTGCCTTTCTTGGCACCTACGTGCATATGAATACTGGCTTTGTTGTAGTTGTTAAACACGACTCCAGCTACTAACTCACCATCTTTTTCAAGCCCAATACCTACTGCACCATCCCCAAAATCATCCTCATCCACTAGCTCTTGCACCCACTTGCACACACGAGAATCTTCGCCGTAAACAACTCGTTTAGTCATTACCACACACGTCTTTGTCCGAACTAAACCGAGGTGCTTGTCCTACGTTATTAGGTAGCGCATTTGCACGGGGTAAAATTGGGACCACTTCTTGCCCTGATTTTTCTAGCGTGTAATTTAAAGAGTCCACTTGAGCACTTAATCTTTCGACAGCCTCTTTGATGGCTATAAGGGCTCTAAGCGCAACAGGATCTTGAACCCCTAGAGGAGACGGTATGCCGAGTTTTGACCCCATAGGTATCATGTCGTTTCCTTAAGTTCTGCAGTTGTAGTCGCTAACAAGACACGCAGCACCGGTAGCAAACCTATTAACTCGACCTCCCAACTATATCCACGTTTAATCGCGGGGAGTCGCAAGGGGTCTGTGGTGTTAGGCTTGAACTCATAAAAGAACTCACGGTCCGCATAAAGCCTAACGGTTAAAGGGCGTTCCTCGGGTGAAAATTTGGTGAAGTCCGCAAGCACTTGAATCCACGCAAATGACGTAGGCAAGGGCATGATAAAAAGCTTAGACTTCCACTGATACTCTCGAGTAGGTTTAGTGCCAATTATGTCAAGCTGATAAATCTTGTTGTCTCTGGCGTCTACGCCAAACAGATCGCCTGTTTTGGGCTCGACAAATGACGCTACGCCGGGAAAATCATAATTGCTCAATGGGGGGTTATCGTTACGGTATAAGATTAAAGTGCGGTTTACGCCGAGTAATCCTTTATAAAAACCCACATACATGTTGCTGTATATCTCGCCAAACATCGTCTCAGGAGCGTAGTCTTGCCACTGATCACGTCGAATAAGGCTTTGAGTGATAAGACTCTGCGCGCCAATGCTCAGTGACACTAGGCCGTTAGGGCTGGCATAGATAATGCCGTATTGATCTGAGGTGATCGACAGTTTAGATACACAGGGCTCTAAGAGGCCAAGCTTATCGGATGTAATACCGGTGGGCACGCTACCTGTGAACGTATATGGATATCGATCCGTTAAAACTATTAACGAGTTACCCAGCACCGCTAATCCCACGATCGGAAAGTCTGTAGTCTGCATATAAATGCTTGGCCACGCATGCGGGATATATGGCTCTGAGAACCAAACTTGATTCCCTACAAACCCTGCCAAAAAGCCCCCAGGCATAACGACTAAGCCTTTAAGACCCGCAGGTGGTGGTGTGAAGTATGAGGACGCCAGGACTATTCCTAGCTCTTGCACCGCTAACGAGTCTTTGTACTCTGTGGTCTGAATGGGGAGTTGCGCAACTAACTGGTAGTTGACGGCTGAGTTGCCCGTTACCGAACGGTATATACGTAAGAATTTATAGTTGTAGCGCCCAATTGGTGGCTTATCAAACCCAGACACCGTAACCACATCATCAGCCGTGTTGCACGTAACAAGTGCTGCGTTACTAGGCGCTGATTCCTCAAGCACAAGTGCGAACTCAGTCACAAACGTATACACGTAAGCCCGGACTTCTGTTGGGGCTTTGCCCCCACCGCTGGCTGTGAGGACAGGAGCCGTTATGGGCCCCGGTGTACCCATCTCGTAGTACTCATTAGGGTACGGGGGTTTGCCAGCACTTGTGGCCATTTTCCAGTTCGTTTTACGGGGGGTAATTGCCTCCCCAGCGAAATACAAGCGGTACTCGTTTACGTCAGCTATGGGGCCTAAAACAAAATCTATGTCAGTGTTACTAACAAACCATACGGGCTTTTCAGAAGAAGGGCCTTCATAGCGGTAAATTGTTCGGATATCACCAGTGAGCTCTGGGTCAAACTCTAGCTGGTCGTCGTTCCAAGGCACGATAGCCCTTGACTCTAGCCTTACGTTACGCGCAATTTGCGCAGCATTATCCGGTAGCAACCCGGGGGTTACTTTAGGGATGATGCCAGAGAAACCCTCAATCCTTAGATATGGCACTCAATTCCTCTACTCAATGCCTAAAGCGTTAAGCTCGCTTATCAGACCTTCTACGGGATCTAGCGCTACAGCTTTGCGCTTTGGGGGCTTAGGTTTCTCGTTTGATACCTTTGAATCATCACTTGTAAGACTTTGTGCGATCTCTCGACCTTCGTCGTTTAAAGTGTATGAACCATTTTGTGCTGCGCCAACAAAGCGACGATTCTCACCGACACCTATAATTAAATTGCCGCCCACTAACTCGATATCTGTAAGGGCTATAAGATCTACAAGTGGTATCATATTTTTCTCTTTACATACTAACTGTTAGCTAGTATATATTCTACTAGTATCTAACACATTATGTGCGTATATCCCATAGTAAAAATCAAAAAACTAGTGTAATAACAAATAAAACCCACATCATTTACCCCCCACAGCGCGTCCGACCCCTATTAGCTTGACTTGTTCTAACTCGGCTTTAAGGCGCTCGATCTCAAGGTTGTATAGTCGATTGCAATCAATACTTGGTTTTTCTGGATCTAAATTAATAACAATTCGTGCGTAGACACCACCCGTTGCACGGCTGTACTGATTCTGCGGTGGTATTAACCCTGAGCCCCCAAAGTAACCGTAAGAATTCTCTGACCCTTGCCCCGAACTGGTACCACCAACAACGCCTACATCCATAAACTTTTGTCTTGGAGCTGTACTAACTGAACACTCCGTTCCATCGGCCCCCTTAATTCGATCTTGGCCTTGGGGGAACTGGGGCTGAGATGGCAGGTTTATAGAGCCTATGGCTGTCTGGCTTTGTGCTTGCGGGGACACCAACCCCAACGCGAGCGCAAATGCGAGTAACAATAAATTTTTCACTGGTGATCCCCTGTGTGGTGCAGATTAAATAAAGGCCATCACCATTGGTTTGAATCTGCACTTTAAAATTACGTGTGGCATTACGTGACAAAATTAAAACTTGGGGTGAAAATTGACACGGATATGGTGTATCAAACCCACCTTTAAAACATTCAATTTCGTATATGTTGGCTTCAGGTCCATTTGATGCGCTAAATCTATACGCTACTAACGTGGAGCCTGAGGGCGCCTCAATACGAGTTGGACTTAAACCGTGAGCAAAGGCCGCGCCAGATACGGCCGCAAAAACTAACGTTGCTCTAACTAAATTTATGAACATGTCGCAGTCACTACTGCTTGGTAGCTGCCAAGCGGAAAAGCGGTAGAACCCCCTGTGCTCACGGATAGGCCCACAGAAATAGCATCGCCGTTGCCACTCGTGTATGTATCTGTTGCTACGTCTTGCGTGATAATCATTGAGCCAAACGAACTGCTATTGACAGTCCCCATAAAAATCGGTGAAAAGCCAATGGTGGGCGAGGTACTAAATGCCGTAGGCATCGTAACTGTTAGGGTTGGTGTACCCGTGAACGATACGGCAAGTGAGCCGCTGTTGCCCCCCGCGTTACCGGTGCTCATAAGTGATGGAATTGAGTTATCTACTGTCATTACGCCAGTCGTGCCCACATTAAGGGTACAAGATGTTGCCACCGTAGCATCAAAGTTTAAATTTGCAGCTAAAAGCGAGTTGCTCATAACAACAAAGAAAATAGCCATTGGGACAAAAAATAGTTTTAGTTTCATTTTGAAGTCCTTTTTATCCAATTTTGTAATTCGATTAACTGCGTTGTAGTCTCCGCACATTGCTCAACTAAATAAGGGTCGCTGTTGGCGGCTGCTGCATTAAGGCGTCTGGTGGGATCGCTGGTTGCGGGCACTGCACGGCTATTGGAACGGCGCAAGCTGTCAGCATAGCGACGCTGCACACTAGCAATCCGATCTTTATACTCTTGCTCAATTTCATTTTTAGCTTCCTCGTGTCGTTGCTCTGTTTCTTTGGCCGCTTTTTGAGCGGCTTCACCCGCAGCAGTCACTTGCGCTTTAAAGGCTACAAACAATTCGTGTTCATGTGAATACCCAATCCACCAGCCACCCGCACCCGCCGCAGCAATAGCAATGGCCACCCATACCATCCGGTTAAACAGTAGGCCGATCATGCGCTAAGGAAAAGCTCGCGCTCTTGCTCTCGTCTTTTGGTAAGTCCTGCCATCACGTGGCCGCCAGCTTTATTCCAGCGCAAGAACTGCTCGCCAGCGCCGATAAAATCTCTTTGGTTAATCATCTTAAGTAACGTGGAGTTAGTGAAATTACCCGTGCCAACGTTGTAAACAAAGTCAACAAGCGCATCGAACTGCTTCTGCGATAAGGGCCACGCTACGAGCTCATGCACTGCGTCCACAGCATGCTGCAAATCTGCACGTAAGAGCTCATCGGCTTGTGCCTCGTCAACAACGTCACCTAGTTTTACGTGCCCCGTATGGCCGTAACCAATGGTGTAGGGCTCACCGCCCGTGCCGGGGTCTGGGTATGCCTGAGCGCTAAAGCCCTCGGCGCGCTTTATCAGCTCTATTAACTCATCACTTGGGTTCATCATCTGGCTCCGTACCTAAATTAATTTTTTTTCTTAGCGCGTTTAAACGATCCCAGTCATCGCCTCGCACGCCCCAGTTTTGTACCGAAAACGTTGCAACCCAAAGCAATATCCCGATGTTAGTCATCGTCTCTGTAAGGATGCCCATCTGGTGGTATGAGAACGGGGCGTTCGGGCCGCTGATTACGTTAATTAGCAAACTAATTGCTGTGGCAAATGCCCACCACGCAACCCAGCACGTGACCCCTGTGGACCAAGAGGGCATAGTCTGTCGCATGATCGCGACAAAAAGCACCGTTCCAACCGTTATGTTAATTACAAAAGCTACGCCCCAGAAAAAGGGTAAGCTTTCAAGAAGTTGTTGTGATGCTTGCATATTAGTTGTCCGGATTATCGATCTGGTTTTTTCGAGCAATTGGCTCTATTACTTTGTTAGGCTCGTACCCCCCGCCGTAACTAGGTCGGTTAGTGTCTTTGTAAGTCTTTAACATTGACATGATGTCGTCACCTTTTCTGTTTTCAAAAAACTGGGCAATAGCTCCTAGCAAATTCCATGCAACAAACCCGAGTACAAACGCGCAAGCAGCCACCAACTCTGGGGCCTCTGAGCCGAATATTTTTGACGCCATCGTAGACGCCAGTAACCCTGATGAGACAGAGCTAATTAATATTCGTCGCAGACCATCCGCCACACCATTTGCTCGCATATAAACAAGCATAGAAATGCCCCCCAACAACCCGCCACCAAAAGAAATTAGGTGTAAGTACAACGGTTCGTTGAGGGCGCAAATCATGCTTTGGCTGCCTGTATGTCTTTTTCTGAGATCTCTGGGTCTTGCGCATCGGCGTTAGTTATTGAGCGTATAACAAACCCATCAACGGCTTTATCACGATGTAAATAGACCACGTTGCTCTTTTCGTCTAAGTACTTAATCACACACCAGAGTGTTGAGTCCCAGTTGGTCTTCAGGTGCATCATTGCTGACTCAGAAGTTGTGCCATCAACTACGTAAACTGTGTTCATCAACGCAGCTGCAGTGTCTTTGGCCTTATCTAAAGTCATGTTGGGATTGTTTTTGGTGGCCAAATTTAGCAGTATTGATGCACGAACAAAACGATCCGCAGGAAGTGGCCCGCCGGGAAGTCCGACTAAGTTGTTGCCGTTGCCCGTCATGTGTAACTTCATGCCCGCAATAACTGCATCTTCTACGTTGGCTGCCGAGTTCAAATTCACATAACCACGCAAGTTGTCAATCTGTGAGCGGTATATTGGGCTGTTTGTCATGACGCCGTAGCCTGTTTGATCTGCGTCGTAAACCTTGACTAGACCCGGAGTGTCGCCCGTACCGATTTCCATAATAATGGTTTTACCCGTAATCCATTCGGTTATAGACATGTGGATAGTGGCCAGTGACTCTGTTAAGCCGTCTAAAAATAACGCTACAGGCTTGAGGTTCTTAAGTTTGTCAGTCATCGTGTTAAGGTCTTGTACGTCGCCCGATAAAATCCAATTCATAAGCGTTAACGCGTCAGTCTTATCTGTCGATGGTTTGAGCACGCTGTTGCGGTTTTCATACTTAGTTTCTGGCAGCCACAGACCTTCAACTGAGAAGTACTGGTTTGCCCCGTCACACAAAATGAACTTGCCAAACTTATTAGTCGCACGACCCCACACAGGAGTCTTGTTGTACGCTTTAACGTTACTGTTTAGTGGGTCCCAGTAGCCTAGTTTGCCCGTTTCGTATTTAACAAATTCTGTGCCCGTTGGGCTGGCAAAATCCATCGTGCGAGCAACTAAAGTGCCGCCTTTGTAGGGAATAGTAAAACGTGTGCACATAATATTTCCTTTTTAGTTTGTGGGTTTTTTGGTTTCGTACGTACTGGTAGCTGCATCGGATTTCAAACCGAATTGGCCCACAGCAACAACACTAAAAGTGTGTATGCCGATTTGATCGCTTGGTATTGCATCAGCGCCTTTTACCTGAAAAGATTGCGCTAAATCTGCGGGCGTATAATCTTTAGACCAAACTTCTTTGCCCCCGAATGATCTGGCAATCGTATATTTAAATGATTGAGTACCAATTAAATTCTTTTCCACTCGAACCCACGGAGTAAACACTTCGTTAGAAGCTGCATTAATTTCAATTGAAAGCGGTTTGTTTGGTGCTCTGATTGGGAATAGATCAGTAAAATTTTGTAAGTCACTGAACGGGCTTAATCCAGCGAAATTTTCTACTTGATAATTAATGTCAAACTTGCCCGTACCATCAGAATAAATATCAACGTCAAAAATTAAGTTCCCACTTTCAAGCACAAGAGGACGAGGGCCACTAACAGAGTGTCCTTCGGTGAATGCGTTAACATTTATTTTTACAAGTGGGTAGTCGCCAGCTGGTGCTTTCGCTGTAAACCTGACCTTCGCATTGTCAATGTATCTGGGCTGTCCTATGATTCCAGTGGGTTTTTTCGGTCTTTGCGTAGCAAATGTAAAATTGCCCAAATCTAAGAAATCAGACCATTGATAGGTTATGAGTTTAAACGCGACTTTTATATTAACTGGCTCATTACAATATGCTTTACTTGATTGTATAAATGCTACCAAGGAGCCATCAGAGCTGCTTTCAACAGTTTCAGAGTCATTGATTTTTACTGCGATACCTCTTCGTTGAATGTTTAACAGTGGGTCTGTTACCGTGACAAACCCTTTATCGTACATTGTCGGTGTGACATCAAAGCCTGTCGACACAATCGCTTTAGTCGGTGCTGACCTATCAAGATCGCCTGTAGTCGTTGTCAGCACCCCAGACATTTGTGAATCTTGGTCGTCGTCGTCGCCATACGAATACTGTATGGTCATGTCGTACTCTGTGTCCGGTTTTAATGCTTTGTCCACATATATCATGCCGTTAACTTCATCGCTGTAATAGCTGTCCCCACCGGGTCCGGAATAAACCAGCGTTACACCAACTACACCCTCGTATTGCTCGTAAACGACGAAAGGTTTTAAAGCCACACCACCATTTCCCCAAGTAAGTATTGCTGGTATAACAGTCGAGGGGCCAGTTTTTACCTCTTCAATAACGTTAGATGGTTTTGTTTCCTCGCCTGTCTCAACAGCCCCAGTAACGTAAACGTTATATGTACCGGGGTCTACATTGTGAGCTTCTGCCGTAAATAAATTACTCTCTTGCCCCGTGACGATTAGCTCAACAGATATGTTGTTAACATAAATGAAGTATTTTTTGATCTCAATTTTAGAGTCGCTTGGAACCCTAAATTTGACACGCAAACCATCCCATAAGCCAACTGCCTCAAACAGTTCTAGCGCGCCCGGTAAGAACTGAACTTTGGAGGTGTCTCCGCTCAACGTCCAGCTTCGTGTGCTGGCGTCAGACTCATCCTCAGATGAGAGGGTGTTTATTAAAGTAAGACGTGCAGTTCCATATGGCGCCACACCTATAAAGTCGTCTTTACTAGGGAAGAACTCGTCTGTTTCACTTTCAGAAACTAATGCCAACTGGCACTGCTCGCTGTTTGTAAGATTCTGTACAGTGATAATTTGTCCCGCTTTTGCCGCTTCAGCAACTACCTTTGGCAGCACAATTTTGCCTCTTGCATATACGTTAGATAAAACGGATACGGTGCCACCTAAATCGCACGTTTGAAAATATTCTGTGTATTCTTGCTCTTTTGCTGCCACAATAATGACGCGTTGCGAAATCGAACCGCCGCCACCACCAGAATCGCCTTTCTCACCTTTGTCACCTTTTGGGCCTTGAGGACCGACAGCACCAGCCGGACCGGCTGCGCCTGTGTCACCCTTGTCACCCTTTTGGCCGCCACCCTCACCCTTCTCGCCCTGTGGGCCTTGTGGGCCTACATCACCTTTAGGGCCTACGTCTCCTTGCGCACCTGTATCACCTTTAGGGCCTACAGGGCCGGGCTCTCCAGAACCGTGTGCAGACAGTCGCCCGCTAATATCTACTGTTAGGTTATCTCCAACAATTACGCCACCAAGCGTTTTTGTGGTCGCAGGTACAAGTGCAGCACCGCCACCCTCGCCCTTCTCGCCCTTCTCGCCCTGTGGGCCTTGAGGACCTGCATCACCTTTAGGACCAGTAAGACCGGCTGGGCCTTGTGTACCTACATCACCTTTAGGGCCGCTAGGACCTGCGGGGCCGGGGTCGCCTTTACCAGCGGGACCTACATCGCCCTTATCGCCTTTAATGCCCGTAGCGCCTGTAGGACCGGGGTCGCCTTGTAGGCCTTGTTTACCTGCGGGACCTTGTGGGCCCGTAGGACCAGGAGGTCCAACTTCACCGCCACCACCGCCACCTCTGTTTGATACGACTTTTAACATGGTTACATTCCATATCCAGGGGTGATAAAAATATCTTGCGTAGCTTTTTCACAGCAAGCAGCGAAGAAAGTTTTTTTGTCAAACGTAAACAACTCGTCTGTTCCGGGTAGCAGCGGAACACCGTTGCCATACCCAACCGTTGCAGCCTCGATAGCCTCTTTTTCTGTCTTACCTACACCTAGCCAAACAAGCTCTGTGCCCGGGTGAACGACTCGATACTGCGGGGTTTGCAGTGAAATAACACATTGCACAGCTTGGCTAGGTGACCCAACAGCGATCACTTTAAAAGTAGCCCCGGCGGGGTTAAATACGTCAATAGTCATTACGCTCTCCACTTATTTTTAGGACATGCCGATTTGTCTAGTATTACCTTTGCTTTTATTGCACAACCACAAGCGTCACATCTGTGGATAAGACCTTTCTTAATAAACTCGCATTGCGCGCAAGTTTGTAACCGCTCAATAATTATTTCCTTTGTCGCTATAAATTTCATATAAGCTCCATTTCAAACATTGGCAATATTGCTTCGTATGGAGTGTTATTTTTAACAGCGTTGTTTGCGTCAATGATCATCGCTGTAAGCGCCGTCATAAAGATTGCGTGTTGCGCTTTAGACTTTTCAGTTAATTTTGTACTTAACGGCCCACTTAAAAGGCTTACGCTATTAACATAAGCTCTGTAAGCAGCCTCTAGTGTTTGCTTTGCTTTCTTTTGGTTTTCTGTGGCTTCTGGTCCAATTTCTCTGGCTACCATTGCGTCTATATCGTCATCAGCAAAAATTGGTGTGACTTTAGGTTGCATACGCCGTCTGTTGGTTTCTTGCTCTACACCAATATTTTTCGCTATAAAACTAAGGTCAGCATTTTTGTCCTCTACAGCTTCTTCATGCTCGGCGGGCTGCGTATACACAGAGACTAAAGCCCCTAATTCATCTAAATCTATTGGAAGTGGTACGACTAACGCCACTGTGGCCCAAGACTGATCTGCGAACTCAACGGTGACTAATTTTTTATCGTTATCAAATGCCGTAATTTTGTATTTGAACGTATCACTCATGCTAGACCTCCGGCAATTTCGCCATAATTATTAAAAGTTAAATTTGCACCACCTTTGATAAGGTAATACCCTGACCCCGCACCTCCCGCACCGGGTGTGCCCCCGCCGCCGCCGCCAACGTTACCGTTACCACCGACGCGACCTGTTTCCCCCGTACCACCTGCAACGCCCCAACCACCACCCGCACCGCCAGTACCGCCTTGACCGCCAGTGCCCGCGTTTTGACCGCCGGGTTGTCCCCCAGCACCGGCAGCACCGCCAGTGTTTGCTTGGTTATATCCACATCCTTGACCGCCAGCACCACCACCGCCGCCAGCACCACCCGTTGTGGCTACAATAGGTCCTCTCGTATAACAGCGTATGCAATACGCATCAGGTATACCTATATACGTGCAGTAAGATTCAATAGAACAATTACTTTCAGGGCAAAAATATCCAGCGCCCCATTTACGTACGCAAGACGAATCACAATCTGTATTACAAAAGGAACTTTCGTTAGGCCCGGGAGCGTCTGGGCCTTGATAATTACCCGGCCCGCCTTGACCTCCGTTGCCAGCTCTACCACCCCCACCACCCCCAGCAAACATCTGGCCGTGGTTGTTTAGTGTCATAACTTGACCGCCAAAGTCTGCATTTACTGCAGACCCACCCGCTGCTGCCGCACCACCACCATAGCCTTGGATCGATGCGTAGTTATCGACTAGAATCTGAGACCCGTTAGGGAACTGCCCGAAAGTTAAAGCGTTTTGACCTGAGCCACCGATTACTGCGCCAGTGACAATTTTTATGTTCACGCCTATCGCCAATGCCCCGGGATTTCCAAACGTTGCTACGAACGCATCGAATAAGTTAATGTTTGCGCCGCTACTAACTTCGAGGTAATACGTGTTCGCCGCGCTATAAAATTGCGAAAAACTTATAGCCCCCGCAGTCGGCACTTTTTGATTCGCCGGGCTGTTGGGTACCAGCCCACCTCCACGGTAAAACTTGGACAAAGAAAAAGGCGCCGCAGCTTTAAATTCTGCGCCAATCTCGTTTATAGCTAATGGACCAGATGGTTTAATGGCCATTGATTACCCCGTTAAACCCGTGATATCGCCCTTAGCCGTAATAGTCGTACCGACAGTTAAAGCACCTGTAACATTTGCCGCAGCTAACGGTTGCACACCTGAAATAATTGCGTTAACAAGCGCGGCCAGCGAGTCTAATGTCGCTTGATTGGCTGGGGTGTACCCAAGGGCCGCAACTATACTCGCAGTAGTAACTGATGCGTCTGTACCCGCCTCGCCTTTATCGCCTTTAGGACCTATATCGCCAGGCTTACCTTGCACACCTTGTGGGCCTTGCACACCTTGCGCACCCTGTGGGCCTTCGGGGCCTTCGATGTCACCGGAGTCAATCCAACCCTTTACGGTATATTCCGTGCCAACATAAGACCAAACGTGCCCGTAGGCTTCGTCTGTTTTATTTCCGCCCGTGTAAATTAACGCTTCCCCAGGTTTTAGCTGCTCATCTGTAGCAGGATTACCAGGAGAGTCAAAGTCCTTAGGTATAAAACCATTCGCGGGTAATTGTGATGGGTTACGTACTGCAAAATATCCCACTAATTTTGATGTTTGACCCGGTGAGCCTTGTTTACCTTCAGGGCCTTCTGGGCCTTGTGGACCTTGTTTGCCGTTGGGACCTTCTGGGCCCTCAATATCTCCGCAATCAACCCATCCGACAGGGCTAAAGTCCATGCCTACGTAAGACCATACGTGGCCGTAGGCTTCGTCTGTTTTATTTCCACCCGTGTAAATTAACGCATCACCGGGGTCTAATTGAATATCTTTAGGCGGGTTATCTCCCCCGTCAAAGTTTTTAGGTATAAAACCATTTTTAGGCAATTCTGCCGGTGTACGATTTTTAAAAAACCCCACTAACTCTGCAGTTCGACCAGGAGCGCCTTGTTTACCTTGTGGGCCTTCTGACCCCTGCCCCCCGCGTTCTCCGTCATCGCCTTTAGGGCCAACTGGACCTTGATCGCCCTTAGGACCCTCAGGTCCTGTGGGACCAACTGGACCTGTTTCGCCTTGATTCCCCTTAGGGCCGGTAGCGCCCGTGGGACCCTCTGGTCCTTCAATATCTCCGCAATCTTCCCAAGCAGTGGCTACAAATTGTGTCCCAACGTAAGACCATATATGACCGTGCTTATCGTCGCCGGGTGTACCACCAACAAACACAAGCGCCATGCCTAAATCTAGCTGCTCGTCGGCAGGGGGGTAGCCCGGACCGTCAAAGTCTTTAGGTAAAAGCCCGCTGGTAGGCAAATCAGCCGCAGTTTTAACGCGACCAAAAGAACCTACTAGCTCTGCGGTACGACCGGGAGAACCTTGTTTACCTTGTACACCCTGAGGACCTTGAGGGCCCTCATCACCTACGGGACCTTCTGCGCCTGTAGGACCGACTGGACCTGTTTCACCGTTCTCGCCTTGCGCACCTTGTTCGCCCTGCTCGCCTTGAGGGCCAGTGTCACCTTTAGGGCCAACTGGGCCTTCGATATTCCCAGCATCAATCCAGCCTTTTGGTGTAAAAGAAATGCCTACATAAGACCAAATGTGTCCGTACTGTTCATCCGTTTTTACGCCACCTGTATACAACAACGCATCGCCCGCACGAAGTTGCTCGTTTTGTGCTGGGTTGCCGGGGCTGTCCCAATCTTTGGGTAAGAAGCCGCTTGGGGGTAATTGGTCGGGCGAGCGAAACTTAAAGGATCCAACGATTTCAACGGATGTACCGGGGTCGCCCTTTTTGCCCTGAGGGCCAATGTCACCTTGTACGCCTTTTATATACCCAAAATTAACCCAACCTGAAATGGTAGCGTCCGTGCCAACATATCCCCAAACATCGTCATATCCTGGGGTTATCTTGGGGCATCGATTGTATATAAGACCTTCACCAATTTCTAGTTTGTAATCCCGTACAGGGTATCCATCACCGTCAAATCCAGCAGGTATCACGCCATTTTTGGGTAGTTCAGTAGGAAATTTTCTACTTCCAAAAGCGCCAATTACTGTGACAGCACGTCCATCTTTGCCATCCGTGCCTTTTGCGCCCGTATCGCCTTTGGGGCCACTGAAGTCGCCTAAATCTACCCAGCCTGTGGGGGTAATGTCTGTTCCCACAAAGGAGTACAAATGGTTGTAGTTTGCATCATACGAGGGTGCTAAAGAATATATAAGCCCTTGGCCTTTAATAAACTGTATGCTCACTGCAGGGTTGCCCGGACCATCAGAGTTCGCTGGAAGAAAGCCGTCTGAGGGTAAATTTTCTGGTGACAACACACGACCAAACGCACCAAACGTTGCAAATGCACGTCCGGCCTCTGAGTACTGCAGCGCTAAGTCAGCGCTAACGCCCGCGTTATAAGCTGATACACCGGCTTGTTGCGCAGATCTTTCAGCAAGCGCTGCTGCGGCTTTGGCCTCATCGATGATGATGAACCCATCGGGTTTACCCGGGTATGGGGGTAGTAAAGCGACATCTTCAAGGCGCGCTGCGCGTTCATTAGGAACTACCGCGTCAAGGGCGAGTGTTTTACCGCTTGGGGTGTAGATTTTTACTTTGTAATACGAACTCGTAGCCCCGCGTTTATTTGGCCATAAGTTTAGAGTCGCTAAGCCATCGGCATCTGTGGTGACTTGAACCAACATAGGCGTAATGTAACCCTTGTCAACATCAAAGGAGTTTAGCTGCGCCGTTATCGTGGCCCCAGAAACTGATACGCCCGTATCGTCATAAATCGTGCACAGCACAGCGCACGTATCAAGGTAGACGACTTCCAAATTGTCTTGTGGTTTATCGCTCATATAATCCTCTGAAATTCAACTCTATTAGATGTACGCGTGAGTGATTTATTGACTAGCGTTCGCACTTCGGTGATACCGACGCGAAACTTTTTCTCAAACTCTGCCGCTGTTTGTCTGTCGTAGTAAGGCTGCATTGGGGTGTTGTAAAGTCTTGCACGAGCACCGTGGCAGATAATTTCCGTGTAGTTCTCATACACATCTACGCCTACACTTGATGAGTCCCGAGTCGGGGCAAAAGAGGCACGAACACTCACCTTGCCACCGCCAAATTTAGGGGTCGGGACGATCATCACCTCCCTAGCTGCTATGCGTGTAATAAATGCTGGCTCCGCTTCAAGCGTGCGCCAATCAGTCCATCTGTATAGCGTGGTTAGTTCATCCGCTGACTTAGGAACAAGAAGCTTATCCGCGTAGTAGCCAAATGAAATATCAACAAACTTTATGCCCTGCGTTACATCGATCTCGTAGGTGTTAACGCCTTTGATGATTAACATGGCGTCCATGTCAAATTGCCATATGCGTGTGCGTTCGCAAAACTCAATTGCAGCGTTTCTTAGCGCATTAATTGCCACGACCTCAGGCACATCGGGCACGTATTGTGTCAGATCGGGTAAGAATTTCTCGTAGGGCACTCGATTGTCGTAGCTCAAGAACCCACCCCGCGTGTTTGATTTTGCTGGTTAATAAGCACAGGCGTATTTTTATCTTCCATAGCCGTTTTACCCGCTACGCTGTTCATGAAAGATGTCATATATCCTTGCGCCAATTGCAGCCCGGGCGCGTACTCGGCATCTTTACTACATGCTCTAAATAAAACGTAATCAAGCACTGCTGGGTGATACACAGATTGCACAGTTAATGTCTGCGTCTCGAGCTTTAGTGCGTCTGGATCTACTGAGTAAGACAGCTCTAACATTCCTCGCCCATTACTTGGGGGGTATACCCAAAAAGTTCTAGGTTCTTGCACGTCGTACAGGTAGTTAATCGTCTGCGCGCTAGGCTTGGAGTTGTGCCAATTTGGGTCAAAACGATCCAAAACGCTTCGAGACACGAGCTGCACTGCGCGTCCGGGCTGTTCTCTGAAATCAACACCCAACACAATGTTGCGATACACGGCTAAGAGCATCCATGCTTTTTCGGGCAACGATTGTCGTGTGCCTGTATCTAGCTCAACTACGTCTACAGTGCTAGTGGCCGAGGGCGCCAACACTGCGATCTGACTCTGAGCGTCACTGACCCAATCGAGCAACTCCGCGCGCGTCCAACGAATGGACTGTAAGTCCGTTAGCTGAATAGCGGCTCGGTCAATAATGCTCTTGGCCATTACTAAATTCATATAGCTATGGCCTGAACTTGCGCCTGTGAGAACCCTGCGCGCGTTAAGTCGTCGCTGGTGAGTTTGTCGTAATCACTAAATTTTTCCGCGATGGCGGGCCAAAACCCGCAGCTAACCATAAGCGACGGTGGTGCTGTGTTACTGACAACAGCAATCATAGCTTCTACTTGCAGCGGTGTAAAACCCACGCTTACTAACATGGACATATTTTTTTGATCGTCAGACTCGTCGTCCGATGTCATAAAACAGTTTTTATCTGCCACTTTTAATTTCTTCTTTGTCATGCTCATGCTCCAAGAAGTAACGGTGGGGACTAGGATTAGTCCCCACCCATGAAGACTACTTAGTCAGCTACGAGGCAACAAGCCAACGCGTCTTTTTGCACAACTTGATAGCCAAAGACATTTAGGCCACGAACTAACGTACCGAAGTCGTTAGGGTTTTGTAAGGTCTCGACTTTGGCGATTTGCGAAGCAAACGTGATGCCTGAACGATGACCTGCAACCATAGCGTGACGCTTAACGGTTCCGGCAGAAGCTGCGCCGTACCAGTCTTTACCTGCCTCAGCACGGGGTAACAAGTTAGAGACATAAACCGTGAAACGATCGATGACACCAATTCTGCCGTTACGCAAGATGCTCGATGCGTCGCCCATGAACTGTGCTTGTGCTAAGTTAGATTGCATAAGAACTTGACGCTCTGTAGGCGTGAGTACTAACCAACGATCCGTTTCGGGAACGTTAGCCTCATCGAGTACAGAACTAAGCGCTGTAATGGTTTGCAGGATGTTAGATGCTGACAAAGCAACTGGTGCTAAATCGGTGCCTAAGTTAAAAGTGCCTGAAATCTTACCCGCGCTAGAGCCTTGGTTGTACGCTGCGCCTTTGTTAAAAGTGCCGCGCAAGATGTCAGAATCAATCTTAATTTTCATCTGCATTGAGGCGTCGTTTGTGAATATGTCCATCAAACGTGGTTTTGCCTGGAGCTCAAATACGCTGTTAACGTTCACACCAAAGTACTTACCCTGATCGATAACCATTTGAATGGTTGAACCGGGTGGGGTTTCGTAGTTAAGGTTTTGACCAATCTTGTAATCACTAACGGTGATAGTAGGAATGGTGTTGATGATGACTGTGTCGCCCATGCCCGCGATATCGCCTTGATAGTCGGTATTTGCAATTTCACCAAAAACGGTAGCGGCGTAGAACTTTTGCGCTAATTTGCCTGACCAAAGTGCAGGAATAAAAGTGCCTGAATATGGGGCACCTGAGTAGGGTACTAAGCCACCGGGAGTGTTAAAGCCACCGGGGTTTACTGGGTAAGTCTGAGCTGGGGTAATGTTAGACATGACGTCTCCTTTAGGTTTAAGATAAAAGATTCGCCACTACCACATTGGGTTTGTTACTAGCGGATACGTCCCTCCGCAGCAGCAGCATTAATTTCGCGTTCAATACGAGCCGCCTCGTCCTCTGTGATGTCTCCGCGTCGCCAATCGTTGTAGAACTGTTCAATTTCCCGTGAGGAAAAAATCTTTGTATTGTTCTGCTCAATCGGAGCCGCTGATCCACGTGAAGTGCTCGGCGCTATCTGACGTTTAAGCTCTTGGTTGTTTCTTTGCTGCGCAACTGGGGCCCGCATGCCGGAGTAGATGTTAAAAATTTGTGCCACTCGGTTTGCGTCTGAGGCTTCGTAAGCAGTGTTTAAAGCCGCTTGACGAGACACCCCATAAATTGGATCAATCTCTGAGAGCCACGACATAAAACCTTGGTCCACGTTTAACGCTTCCCAGTTCGGGGCTAATGAGTTCAGTCCGTTTATGAACCGATCCCGCTCAGATTCGACTTGCCGTTCAGTTACCATGCCTAGCCGTTTCTCAAAAGCCTCAATCTGCGCTATGAGAGTTTTTTCGCGGTCCCTTAAAGTTGCGACTTTCCCCTCTGCTGCACGTTCAATTAGCTCTACAAGATCCGGACCAAAAGTTTCACGGTCCTCATCGGTGATATTCGATACGGGCTTACTCTCTACAGGTTTATTACGCTCCTGTTCTAACTCCGACATGAGGATCTGAACTTGTGAGGTCATCTCCTTTACCTGGGCTTGAAGCCTTGGCATGTCCGCGTTATACATTCCGTTTAAAGACCGGTAGCGTTGCTCCCATGTCTCCTCAGAATCTGAGGTATTTTTACCTTGTCGTTTGGTATCCTTTTGCTCGAGCGTGGGGATCTCTTCCAAACTTTGCTGCTGTGCTATCTGCTCCTCTGGCTTACTTTGAAGCTGAGCTTGCTCTGCCTGTGTGTCGATGCTTTGTTGCTCAGGGGGTTGTGGGTCTGTGTTTAACAAACTCACAATACGATCTGCCTCATCAATTTGGGCTTGCACCGCTGCTGGTAAATTAGCCATCTCTATATCTCCGATAGTTAGCTCCGACTCCGCGCTTTAAGCGGACTATGCACTCGTGATGCTCGGTGTGCTACTACTTTTTAAGTTTCAGGAGTAGGGCTTCTGCCCCTGTGATTAATGCAAGAAGTTCCTTGATTAATCCCGCTTCTCCTTGGAGGCGGTAAATTTGTTGTTCCGAAGTAGCCGTAGTTAGTTGCTCAAGCTTCTCTAGCCTCTGGTTCTTTAGATACTCCGTAAATGGAGCCATCTCTGGATTACGCAGTTGTGCTAAGGCGCGAGCAACACGATCGTCTACTCGAATCATTATTTATTTACACATTCCGTCTACTTTGGCGCACTCTTGCTTATACTCACCACCTGCATGGCCCTTTAAAGTGCCAAATGTCGATGTATTGCCGCCACTCACGCCTGGTGAACCACCCTTACATAAGCCGTCTGTTTTAGCGGATTCTTGCGCTAATTCTTTGTTGCCACGTTTAAGTGTGTTAAAAATATCAGCCATTTTGGCCTCCGTTTAGTAAGTTACTATGCGTATATACACTAATTTACCATATTACATACTAACAAATACAATTACTAGCTAACAAATAGCCTATTTAACCGCTTGTCCATTGCTTGGCATCATATTTACAACGGGCGCACCGCCCGGCAATTGAGCGCTAGGGTCTGCTGGGGCTTGCATTTGAGGGCCTTGGCCACCCGGTGCTCCCGGTGCTCCCTGCGCTGCCATCATCTGCTCTTGCTGCATCTTCATTATTCGTGCCTTAACCACATCATCTGTGGGCACCAAGTCATCAGGGTTCATCTCAAGCGTTGAGGCCATTTGACGCAATAGGTACGCAATGCCCTCAGGGCCAATGATTTGCTGCGCCACAGGACTACTTAGGGCGACTTGTAAGAACTCATTGCGTCGCATCTGCGCAGCTTCCTTGGCCAACAACCCTGACACGCCTCGGGCCACTACGTTAATGTCGCCCTTGAGCTCTTTGTCATCGCCGTAGCGCATGTTCATGTAATACAACCGAGCCACCGATGGAGACAGCACGCGTTCATCAATGTTTGCAATAACTTGTTTGATGTTTTTACCCGCGTTATTCATCATCATGGACATGCCCGAGGCTGTTCTGCCCGCGCCTCCAGGAGCTTGACCGCCCATCATGTAGCGTGGAATGCCCGTGTACTCATCGGCCAAAGTCGAGAAGCGCTCATAGATTGCCATGAGCTCTTGAGCCATACTGGTGGGTTGGTAAAAGTCTATCGGACGCGCCCCGCCATTCATCGGGTCTGAGGTTACTTGCCAGACTTTCCACGGAAAGAGCTGTGTGATGTTCTCGCCCTGTGGCAATCGATCTATGTTGTAGACCACTTGTGGTCCACTGGCCAAGGCCATGTTGTTAACTAGAGCCCGAGCGGCTGCGTTACAAACGTTTTGTGTGTCACGGGCCAAATCGGCTACTGAGTTACCCCAAAACACGCCAGGAATTTCCTCCCAAGATGCTTTGTAGTACGGTTTTCTACCCAGTGGGTCGGGGTTAACTACGGCCTTAATAATCCATGTGCCTATGAGCCAAGCTTCTATGGGGTATTCTTTGGTGGGGTCGGGTATTTCTTGCTCCGTAAGCCCCCACTCGATTAGCAAGCTGCCTTGCACTGAGCCCCAAAACTGCAACGCGTCAATTAACTCTGACGGGTTTGTTTGAGCCCCAATCGTGTTTTTGCCCTCGGCTGAGAGTTTGGCTGCGTCCGCGTATATCCACTCTCGTAAGCCCCCGCGACCATATTCCTCTAGTACCTGTCGAATCGCGGGCTCTGAGTACCCGTCAACACCGACCAAGGCCAGTAAATCGGAGCGAGCCATTTGATGGCGCTCAATAAACGCGCCCTCATCGATATCGGAGGCATCAGGGGCTGGATAGACCATAAAGGGATCTACGCGCTCCCACTCAAGCTTTAGTTGCTCTTGGGTGTCTAGTACGTAGTCCGTGGGGTCCTCGGGGTTAGCTATCCACTTTAGTGCCTGACGTTTTCTGACCACAGGCCCTTTTAATATCGCTGAGGGGAATGTCGTTAAGTCGTCAATAAACTGCGTAAACGCTCGCGACCAACCCCCGTCAAGCATCTGGGATTCCATCTTTTTTTCCATGCGCTCGATGGTGTGCTCGGCAATTGTTCGTTGCTGGCGCGTGGCCTCATCTTTGAGCGATAGGAGTAGTTGTTTGGTCTCTTCTTTGGTGGGGTTAGCCCCACTCGATAGCGCCTGTAGGAGCTGCTCTTGTGCCCGCTCAACGAGCCCGGCTAACACCGTGGGCTGCATATCTGGGACCGGGTTTGGCTCAATTGTCCAGGGCTTATCTTGGTTATTCCCCAGGAGCACGTCACGCAGCCAACTCGAGGCTGCTCGGCACTTATTTGAGGTGAGGTACATGTAGATCTGAGTCCCGCCTTGCTCCGCGATCTGAGCCAGTAACGAGGGGTCGTACTCGCCTCGACGGGCGCGCACGGATTTGTACATACGCTCTTCGACCCAAGTCATCTTGGCCATTCGCGCCATCATCCATTTACCGCGAATATAGGTCGTTAAGTTTTGAACAACGGGGTCTGCGTTTAACGCTTGTGCTTGGGCGCGCTGCTCGGCGCGTAACTGACTGTTAGATTTGACAGCGACAAGCCCGCCGATCATTTTTGACCCGGGTGCGCTTGATGAGGTTATGTTTATACCCTGCATGCGGTCTCATAGTTACTAACGTAATTTACAGATACTAACATATTAACTCCAGAGATATTTAATTTTTTGTACGGGTCTAACTTTTTGGGCTAACAAATCGCCCGTCACGTTAACGTCAGCATGTAGGCACGCGTACTGAAAGGAATCGGCTAGGTGTGAGGCGTAGTTTTTCTCAGGCTTGTCGTCAGCCTCGCCGTTGGTGCGTATTTTGTATCGATAGTTACCCCGCAGTGCGTTAATTAACGAGCGACACGAGGGGTCGATTAGCATCGCTGGTTTACCATCTGCCATACGTGTGAGCCAGCTGTCCACGGCGTTTATACGGGCCGATATGGAGTTGGTCTTGGCTGCGATTACTCTGAAGCCTTCTTGGCGTAAGATGTCAAAGACTGAGCGCTCATCGGTCTGTGCGCGTTGCTGTCCCGCGGGATCTCCGACCACTAAGACAGGCATACCCGCGAACCTTTGCGAGAGCAAGGGCTTGAGTTTTTCTCTAACAAATCTAAGCTCTCCCATGCCCTCTGAGGTGAGCTCGGCTAAAGTGATAAATCGACCAAAGGGGTCCATCTGGCTAATCGTGCAAGCCGGTGTTAGCCCAAAGTCATGGCCGATTATGAGCGGATAGGTTGCAGCTTTTATGTGGTTTAGTGGCCCCTTGGCTACGTGCACATCGGCATCAAACGCCCTAAAGACTGGCTGTCCGCTTAGGCTCTTACCGAACTTGGCATGCACGTATACATCGATCCAGTCTTCGGATTTGCCAAGGATCAAGTTCTCGTAATAATCATCCTTGAGGTACTGCGCCCAATCCGCCTGAGCCGAGAGCCCCGAGGGCTGGAAAAAGATTTGTGCGTTGGCCGGTGGATCCGAGAGGTACTCTTCCCAAAAGGTCCCCATATCCGGGGGGTTAGTTGCGCCCCAAATCTTATCGATTTGGTTCCCCTTGTCATCACACGCCCCAACGCCGTTCATGGCTTTGCTGGGGTAGCGACCGATACGTCCTTGGAGTGCGTTAAAGATGTCTTGATTAATCTCACGATACTCGTCAAAAATACCGAAAGTCGCTTGTAGGGACAGTAAACGCCTCACGTCGTTAGAATCATCTAAGCCTCGGAACAAAACTTCGCACTCAACATCGTCAAAACTTAACCGAAACTTGTACTCCGACTTTTGATACACGCCAGCGATGCCATCTGGTAGCCAGCTCATAAAATCGGGAATTGTGGTGTCTCGCAAAACTTGAGACGTATTTCGCACAACAATTGCTCTGGAGCGCCTAACGCCATCGGTGCACGCCTTGACTCGCCTAGACTCGTAGACAATCTTCATAATCGAGGCTGTCGTTTTGCCCGAGCCCACGGGGCCCACGATAAGATTTATAAACGAATCTGACTTCAAATAAGGTATTAAAGACTCCGGAGGGGTATATTGCACATCGTTCATACCTTGTCCCCCGTGTTTTCGTTTTCTTCTATGTCTGTGGGGTCTGTGGGCTCCGCCTGGAGCAGTTGTGGCGTGATATCTATCGTTGTTGCCGGGCTGCCCTGGCCTCCAAGGTTTATCGACACAGAAAACTTAGTCCCCGCGTCCACCGCCACAGACTTATCGACCTTGGGCTCTAAATCAGCTAGTTTGGCGAAGGTTTTAAATATTTCTATCACCTGACCGACCGTAGCCTCTTGGGTTTTTGCCGACATAAACACGCGCTCAGCCAAATCCCCCGCCATTAAGCGCATTTTTTGCTTAAACGTAAACCCCGAGGTGTCAAACTCGGCCCGAAGAGTCTCTACTGCGAGCTTAAAGGGGCCGTGGTTCTTCAAACGCTTCCAGTTAGCTCCGGTGTAGCCAAAACGACGCGCAATATCGTTTGCGTCCTCAAGTCCAGCTGCGATGTGCCACACAAGCTCTTCGGGGATGTCCGCCGTTGTGGGGTCTAGAGGCTTTAAGAACTCATCGAGGTCCATATTTACCGGTTCTCTCGGTTTTTACTCTGTTTGACATGCTTGAGCAGCACTTGGCGCACGAGCTCGGCGTATGAAATCCGGGACTTACCCGCAATAAGCTTGAGTTCTTCGACCAATGTGACAGGCAAAAAGATATTACGTCGTGTAAGTACGCCGTGTTTGCCGGGATAAATCAACTCTCTGGGTAATGACATACGAAAAATCTCCAAATTTTTGAGCTTTTTAGCACTTTTGTATGTATACATACTAACAGAAATTAGTAGCTAACAAAAATTTAATGGTTTGGTGGGCTTGGTGGATTTGGTGGGCTTGGTGGATTTGGTGGGCTTGGTGGATTTGGTGGGCTCGGTGGATTTGGTG